GGGACGCGGGACGCGGCCATCGACGCGGCGGTCGGCCTGACCGGTGAGGAGGCCTCCGCCTGCTACGCGAAGTCGCTGGTCCAACTCCGGAAGGTGGACCCCGCCGCCGTCGCGAAGGAGAAGCAGCGCGTCATCACGCGGGAGAAGGTCCTCGAATGGTTCGATCCGATCCCCGGCGGCATGAGCGCGGTCGGCGGCTTGGAGAACTTGAAGGAGTGGCTGGCCGCTCGCAAGTCCGCCTACTCCAAGGAGGCGCGGGCCTACGGTCTCCCGGCTCCGAAGGGCGCGTTCCTCATCGGCATCTCCGGATGCGGCAAGAGCCTGACCGCCAAGGCCATCGCGACGTCTTGGCAGGTCCCGCTCCTCAAGTTCGACGTCGGCGCACTCAAGTCGAAGTTCGTGGGCGACTCGGAGGCGAACATCCGCAAGGCCTTCCGCGTCATCGAGGCCATCGGCCGGTGCGTGGTCTGGTTCGACGAGATCGAGAAGGCGTTGCAGGGCGCGACCTCCGGCTCCGCCGATGGCGGCGTCTCCTCCGACGCTCTCGGCGCGATCCTGACGTGGATGCAGGAGCGCAAGGGTGAGGCCTTCGTCATCGCCACGGCGAACGACGTCTCCGCGCTCCCACCGGAGCTGCTCCGCAAGGGCCGGTTCGACGAGATGTTCTTCATCGACCTCCCGAACCGGACGGAGCGGTTGCAGATCGTGAACGCCGCGCTCCGCTCCTACGGGCGCGACTTCACGATCATGAAGCCGGAGGGGCTGTCCGCCGTAGTCGACGCCACGGAGGCCTTCACCGGCTCCGAGATCGCCGCCATCGTACCGGACGCGATGTTCAAGGCCTTCGCGGACGGAGGCCGGGAGATCAACGCGGCCGACCTGATCCTCGCCGCCGAGACGGTCGTCCCGCTCGCGGAGACCGCCAAGGAGAAGATCGAGAAGCTGCGCGATTGGGCCAAGGAGCGCGCCCGGCCCGCCACACGTCCCGAACCGAAGACCGCATCGGCGAAGCCGGTACGGGCTCTCGACATCTGACCACCGACCATCAACCCCGAACCTCAACAAGGAACATCACATGACCCTCAACACCTCCACTCTCCGCCCCGGCCTCCTCGTCTCGCTCAAGACCTCCGTCAGGGGCGGCATCAACTACCAGAAGATCGAGATCGAGGCGGATCACCTGACGGAGGAGGGCAAGGCCCTCGCCCGCTGGGAGACCTCCCGCGTCATTACGCTCCCGGAGGAGTTCGAGCGCGCGCGCAAGGTCCGCTCCAAGGCGCGGTCCCTGATCCTCTCCCGCTGCACCCACTCCGCGTTCGGTCTCCTCTGCCCGGAATCCGCGGCGGAGGAGCTGGCGGTGGCGATCAAGGCCGCGCAGGACCTCGCCACGGAGTTCAATGAGACGGCGGAGCTGACGCGCATCTCCGTCTACGTGATCTCCGGCAAGGTCGCCTCCGACGACGTCGAGGCGGTCAAGGCGATCAACTCCGAGGTCCGCGACCTCTTGGAGGACATGCAACTCGGCATCAAGAACGTAGACGTGAAGGCGATCCGCGAGGCCGCCGCCAAGGCCAAGGAGATCGGCAATATGCTCTCCCCGGAGGCTCAGGCCCGCGTCCAGATCGCGGTCGAGGCCGCGCGCAACGCCGCGAAGAAGCTGGTGGCCGCCGGAGACCAAGCCGCCAAGGAGATCGACACGCTGGCGATCAAGAAGGTCATGGAGGCGCGTACCGCCTTCCTCGACCTCGACGAGGCCAAGGCGGTCTCCGCCCCGGTCGCCGTAGCCGCCGCGCTCGATCTCCAGCCGGTAGCCTCCGCGAAGGCTCCGAAGGTCAAGCCGCTCAACGTGGAGATTTGAGATGCCCTGCGACACGCGTCTCAAGAGGGGTCAGACGATCCAGCAGCGAGCGAAGGAGGTCCGCGAGGTGGTCTCCTTCCTCGATGAGCTGATCCGGAAGAACCGGGTGCAGGTCAAGGTCGGTCCCAAGGGCGGGATCACCTTCATCGGCATGACGGACTCCGAGAAGGACGGGGTGACGGACGCCTGCGCGTACCGCCGCCTCATGGTCACGGGGTCCTCCCTGACCAAGGCCGCCATAGCGAGGGCGGAACAGATCGCCGGACGGTCAGTTGACCGCGCGGCTTTAGCGGCCGGCGTCCACTCTCACGACGGCGGCCATTCATGGCACGACCACAAGGGCTGAGGAGACAGCATGATCGATCTGACTAAGCAGCAGGAGATGATGGTGGCGGACGGCTTGCCGGAGGCCCTCATCATCTCTCCGGAGGAGCGCAAGGCGGTGTGGAAGGGCCGCAAGCTCACCACGCCGAAGGACCTCAAGGCTCCCGTCAAGGACGAAGACCCCGCCACCAAGAAGCTCCGCAAGGAGATCGAGGCGGCGGACGCGAAGAAGAAGGCCGAGCGGTTCGCCCGGCTCAAGGAGTTGAAGAACACCCACCCCAAACCGGCGGCGAAGTCCGCCAAGGAGACCACCATGACGACTACGAGCACCGAGACCAAGACCGCCCCCGCCAAGAAGCCCGCAGCCGCCAAGGCTCCGGTCAAGGCCAAGGCACCCGCCAAAGCCAAGGCTCCGGCTCCTGCCAAGGCTCCGGCTCCTGCCAAGGCTCCGGCTCCGGCGAAGGCACCCGCCAAGGCGGTAGCGAAGCCCGCCGAGAAGCCCGCTCCGGCGAAGGCGGTGAAGGCACCTGCCAAGCCGGCGACCGCGCCGAAGGCAGCCTCTGACCGTCCGGACGGGCTCCGGACCGGCTCCAAGCAGGCCATCATGCTCGACATGGTCCTCCGGGAGCAGGGAGCCACCGAGGCGGAGATGTGCAAGAATCTCGGCTGGAAGAAGTGCCGGGTCACGCTCCGCCGCGTCTGCGACAAGGTCGGCGCGAAGCTGGAGCTGAAGAAGAACGTCGCGGAGGAGACCGTGTTCTTCGCGACGATGAAGGGAGGGAAGGCCTGATGGGCGCGCAGGAGTTCATGGACGTCGGTCGCGGCAAGACCGCCGCCGCCGCCTTCAAGCAGGCTCGTGATCAAGCACTCTACGATCACGGTCACGCCGGTTATTCCGGGACCCTAGCGGAGAAGCACGACTTCACCGAGATCGAGGTCCCGGACGGGCATGACCCAGCACGGTACGCGACGGAGCTGATGGAGCAGGACGACTCGCGGATCGCCGACAAGTGGGGAGCGGCAGGATGCGTCAAGCTCCGCGACGGAGAGTGGCTGTTCTTCGGGTGGGCGTCCTCTTGAAGATCATCATCATCGGGCAGGCACCGTCACGCCTGTCCGATCCCGCTGAGCCGCTGTCCGGTAAATCCGGGCGGCGGCTCGCCGCTTTGTGCGGCCTGAGCCATCCGGACTTCCTCGACCGGTTCGAGCGCCGGAACCTGCTCGACGCGTGGCCGGGGAAGGCGGAGAGAGGTGATCTGTACCTCGGGAGGGGGGAAGCACGGGGGCTCGCGGAAAACCTGCGAGCGGGGCTCCGCCACCGCTCCGTGGTCGTCTTAGGCGCGGTCAACGCGGCCGCTTTCCGGCTCACGATGCCGGCGCTGGCCTTCGAGCCGCATTGGGAGGCGAGCTTCGCTTGGGCCCCGCACCCTTCCGGGGTGAACCGCTGGTGGAACGATCCGTCGAACGAGGAGCGCGCGCGGACGTTCTGGACTGCGCTGGCCGCAGGACACCGTCCCTGACCGCCTCCGCTATCGCCTTCATCATCAACGGTGGGACGGCTCGACCGAGCCGCTCCCACTGCTGCGCGTAGGAACCGGAAAGCGCGAAGTCATCCGGGAAGGCGCAGATGCGCTTGAGCTCCGCGATGCTGAACTTCCGTTTCTCCGTCGGGTGGACCACGCAGGCGATGCCGGAGTTCTGGCCGCCCGCCGCGGTGACGGTCGGGCTGGGCTCGTTCGCATCCGCGCGAACCAAGCTGAAATACTTCTCGGAGGCCTCACCGGGGTTCAGCTTGTCATACTCGCGGCCGATGGCCTGACCGGAGATGTCCGTCTCGACCTCGACCTTTCCGATCAGGCCGACCGCGCGCTTCGCCATCACGGACGGCATAGGCTTGTCGATCGATTGCCCAGCGTGCCGGTCGAAGCCGGTCGCGCCCTCGACCTTGAAGTGGCTTGAGTTGAATGAGTTGACGCCGACCGTGATCGTCGGGCTCGGCCGGTTCGTCACATCTCCGGTGGACCACTCTCCGCCCGTATCATGGATCACGCGCGTCAGGTTCGGCAGCGCGTCACGGACGCTGTAGCGGTGCGGCTGCGGCGTCGGGTACGCAGGCGGCAGGTCGAGGTCCTCGCGCACGCCTTGAAATATGATCCTCTGCCGCGCCTGCGGGACGCCGAGCCATTGCGCGTCCAGCAGCCGCGCCTCCACGCGGTAGCCGCAGGCCTTCATCTCGCGCAAAATCTCGAGAAAATAACCCTTGGCCGTCCCCTTCACGAGACCGGAGACGTTCTCCGCGACGAACACCTTCGGCTTGATGGCCTTGAGGAATCGCACGTACTCGAAGAACAGGTCGTCGGTGCGCTGAACCTTGTCGCTGTATTTTTTCTCCTCGCCCCAATGCTTCTCCCGCTTGCCGGCGGTAGAGAATGAGGCGCACGGCGGCGAGCCGTCCAGCACGTCCAGCTCTCCCGGCTTGAGCTTGAGCGCCTTGAGGACCTCCAGCGGATCGACGAGCCGGATGTCCCGACCGTCCACCAGCGTTCCCTTCGTGGCGTTCTCCTCGTAGACCTTGCGCGCCGCGTCGATGAACTCGGAAGCCCACAGGACCTTGAAGCCCGCCATCCGGTAGCCGAGCGAGGAGCCACCGCAGCCGGCGAACGTCGAGATCACCTTGAAGCCGTTCGGCTCCAGCGCGTTGATCTCGCGCATCAGCGGGACGCGGTACGGCGGCTTGATGATCTTGCTGCTCATGGGCTGTCCCGTTTCTTCCAAGATGAAGTCGCCTCCGCCGATCCCGACTACGGTGACGGTCAGGCTCGGTTCGAGGTCGAGGTTGCGCGTCTTCCAGTGCCTGTCGTCATCCGACCGGTAGTGCATCAGGAGCGGCACTTCACTTCTTCTTCGCCCTCGGCTTCTCCTCCGGAGGCGGCTCCGCGCCGGTCTTGCCGGACCAGCGGTAGTGGCACTTCGGGCACTCGTGCTCCGTGGCGATGTCCTCACCGAACGCCGCGAACTCGTCCGGTGCTGATGGCTGCGTGGTGAAGGAGACCAGCTGCGCCTCACCGAAGCCGAGCAGCTCGATGGGGTAGTCATCGCGTTTGAGCTTCTCGATCTCGAACCGGATCAGCTCCGAGTCCCAGCCGGACAGCAGCGCCACCTGATTGTCGCTGATCCGCAGCGCGGCCTTGTCGTTCTCCGAGAGACCGATCCGCTGCGTCACCGGATACTTCGCGAGGCCGGCCTCAGTGGCCGCCATCTTGCGCCCGTGACCCTTGAGGATTACGCCCATCTCATCGACCACGATGTCCTGATCCGGTCCGAACTTGCGCATCAGCTCCGCCAGCAGCTTGATCTGCGCGGGTGGATGAGTCCGGGGGTTGTGCGGGTAGTCCTTGATCTTGTCGAGCGGCCAGAGCTTCGACGGGTTGATCTTCGCGGCGGTAGCGTTCTTCGCCATCATGGGCTCCCTGTGCAGTCGATTAGAATCGACGGCTATAGAAGCTCCTTGAAGCTCATCAGGTCAACCTCGATCTCGCCGAACTGCGCGTGGTCCTTCTTGTCCGGAGCCTGCCTGTTGTAACCGCGGCACAGCTTGCGCGCGGTGTTGACCGCCACGACCGGACCCTCCTGACCGCTCATCACGGCCAAGGAGGCGTCCGGGTAGATTATGCATATGCGCTTGACCATCACGTCCCTCCATCGTTGCTGTAGCTTTTCCGACGCGCCTCCCGCTCCTCCTTGGTCGGCGGCGGCGGTGGGCGTTCCAGCCGTCCCTCCACGATCTTCCATCCGCAGAACAGCAGCGTTTCGAGCGCGACGAGCGGGTACGGCGGAGCCAGCCCGCGCTCGGAATACTCCCGAAGGATGGCGCGGCGGTTGAACTCCGCAGACCGCTTGGCGTCCTCGACGTTGCGCTCCTGCCGCGCCACGCGCTCCGCCTCCTCCCGCTCCTGCTCCCGCGCGTGCATCTCATCGATGATGTCCTGAACCTGCGCGCGGTCCGCCTCACGCGGTGTCATCACGCGGTCCATCGGCTTCGGCTGCGGCGCGGCCCGAGGAGCGGCGGCGCGGCGAACCTTGTCGTACTCAGAATCGTAGGAGGTCCGCTTCATGACTTCAACTCCTGACGGACGATTCCCTCTGCCTGATGCCGGGCTTCCTTGATGGTCGCGACGGCGGCCTCGTGAACCTTCTCCCAGTTCTCCGGCTTGAAGTGTGTCAGCGCCACCACCAAGCATCCGGTCAGAGCGCCGGCCATGAAGGCTTCGAGCTTGTCCTGCTCAGAAAGCTCTCGGAACAGCGTGACCTTCCCGGCGTTGAGGAACGCCAGCATCACCTCCTTGCGGAAGTTGTCCGCTACGATGTCCTTCGGGTCCTCCGGATCGAACGGTTCATGCTTCATCTTCGACCTCCGCCGTCAGGAGAGACACCGCCGAGCGGTACACGTCCATGTAGAGCCGGACCTGATCCCGGACCTCCTTGATGATCTCCGCGTCCGAAGGCGGCCACTGCCGCTCGAACTTCCCGTCGCGCCAAACACCGTTGGCCTGAATCGATCGACAGGCCTTCTCGATGGCCCACGCGGGGAAGTCAGACAGGACGCGCATCGCGGCGTCCAACCGAGCCGCCGCCTCCTCTCCGCTCTGCCGCATGGACGTGAACCCGCCGAACATATCTGACAGGGCCAGCGCCACCTTCGTGTCTGCGGAGCGGTCGAACGGTGCGACCCACGGCTCCAGCTCCGCCTTCCGGGCCTCAAGCATGTTTCTCTCGGCGTCCAGAAGCGGACGACGCAGTTGTCGTGACTTGCCAGCCTCCGTCCACGTGCTCCAAACCATGCGCGGGATGTCAACGTCGGTTAACTGGTTGCAAATCTTCGGGGCGGGGCCGGAATAGTTCGGCCTCATCATCTGCCCGGGCCTGCTGCCTGAGACGGGCGGCGATCCCTGAGAACCCAACCTTGGCATCGGTAGTTTTTCCATTCGCTCCTCCTGTTGTGATTGCCTTCGTGATCCACGGCATCGGGTCGATGACGCGGAGGTCCCTCGCTCGCTGGATGACGCTGAGGACCTTCTGCGCATCATCCCCGGCCTGCTTGAGCCAGCGGCCCACCATGCCGCGCGCCGACTTCTCCGCCATCCCCAAGCTCATCAGGATGGGGATTCCCTCACCCCAAAGTTCGTGCCGGGAATCGGTGTAGATCGGCGCTTCAGCGCCGGAAGCGTTAGCTTCCGTTCTTTCTTTCTTCTTCTGTAAGTGTAAGTGGCTATCGTTTGCCATTGGCTCCGCAATGGCTGAGCCATCCTCCTTTCCTTGATTCTCCTTGGGTTTTTGCCAACGCTTTTCAGCGCCAGCCTTTCCAGCTTTTTTCCGGCCGTTATAAAACGCCGCCGATTCCGCTAAGACCTCCGATGCGAATGGGTTAGCTAATCCTCCCTCGATGCGGGTCAGTTTGCCTTGAGCTATCAACCACTCAATCGACGTGCTGATCTTCCTGCGGCTCAGTCCCGTCCTCCGCGCGAGGACCTCCTCCGTGTCCGGACAAGGACCGCAAACCTCGTACGTCCGAAGGAGGACGACGGTGTAGGTGTAGCCAACGTCGGGAGGCATCCCGGCGAGCGCGCCGAGCAGTTTCGATGGATAGCACTGAAACCACGGCAACCTCTCCTTAGTCATTGGGCTCCTCCGTTCTTCGCTCGCAGGAAGGCGTCAATCGCCGCGCGCGTGTCCGTGTCGATTTTCTTGACCGCGTGGGAGGTCACGCCAGCAGCAGCCGCGCGCGGAGTGGACGGCTCCCGGAGGTCGCGGCGCTGGAGCGCGAACTCGCGGCGCGCCCGCGCTCTCTTGCCGTGCTCGTGGGCTTTGAGGTCTCTCGGCATCAGATCAGGTCTCCTCCTATGAACTCGCGTCCGGAGGCGAGGCAGGCGTCGAGGACGCCATAGCCGCCGGCGCAAGGGTCGATGATGAGGTCTCCGCGCTTGGTCGCCGCGCGGATCAGCCGCTCCGTCAGGATGTGCGGCTTGGCGTGAACGTGGATGCGGCGATCAGAGGACTCTGACCATGAGTCGCGGATGCCATGATCGTTCCAGATACCCTTCGCTCGAGTTGGCGTCTTCTGGAGCACCATCAGGTACTCGGAGACGCAGCGCGCGCGCCTGCCCATGCCGGGCCGCATCTTGTTCCAGTGGATCAGGTCGACGATCTGGAGGTCCGGGACGCGCCGGAACCATCGGTGGCAGTGACCGGAGGCGAGGGAGAACTTGTCCATCCAGAGCATCAGGTGGCCGGACGGCCGGAGGACGCGGTCCGCCTCCTCGATGATGAAGGCGATCCGGTCATCGCTCATGGATTTGAGGCCGGCCCGGCCGGTCTGCCGCGCTCCCTCGTTGCCGAAGGCCATCTTGTCGAGCACGGCGCGGTACTGAGGATCGAAGAAGAACATGGCCGCCGCGCGGTCAGGCAGCCGGGAGAGCAGCTCGACCGCGTCGATCTGCTGCCGCGCGTTCCGCTCTATGCCTTGCAAAAGAAGTAGGCGGTGAGAAACACCGCCGCGCGCCTTGGCCATTTTGGATTTGATCCCCCACGAATCAGTCGCCGGTTACGCTAGGCTGAAACGCCGTCGGCTTTCCACAACGATGTCCCAGCTCAAAAAATAGCGGTTAAAACTTCAAGATGGATGTAGAAACTCCCTGACCTCTATGCGTAGGGCCGGCACCGCGGAATAGAGTTTGATGACGCGACCGTCGACGACTTGGCTGTCATCCATCCAGACGATCTTGTTCAGCGCGTCGGTGATCTTGCCGTAGTTGTCCCAATCCGGCTTCGACGTCGGCCGGATCACTCCGGCGAGCGCGGCCTCCTGATCCTTTCGGGACCAGCTCACGGGAACGCCTCGAAAGGAATGGACGAGCAGGGAGACCGGATTCTCGGTCGGCGGTCTGCGGCGCATGTAGAGCGCGGCGACCTCGGCCAGCACCGCCTCATAGGCCTCGGTGTCCGGGTCCGGGTAGTTGTGGATGAAGGCCTTGCCGACCTTCGGGAAGACGATGCGCGACCGGTGCCGCGCCTTGTGGCCCGGCTTCCCCTCCAACTCGAACGCGAGGAAGACCGGGCCGAGGACGAGCGCCGGTCGCTCCAAGGCTGGAAAGACCGGCTGCTCATTCATGTCAGTGCATAGGCTTGAAGTCGGTGACGTTGCTGCCGGCCTCAGCTTCCGCGACCGCGCGGGGAGCGCGTCCCTTCGGTTTGGCCGGCGCTTCCTTGGCCGCCTTCGCCGCCTTCGCGGGCTTGGCAGGCTTGACGTCAGCCAGCTTGCCGACCGGCTCCTTCTCCTCCTCCGCCTCCTCCGCGTCGAACAGCTCCTCCTGCGCGGTGGCGCGCTTGGTGATGCCGAGGTCCTCGCAATACTTGAGCAGGTTCATGTAGGTGATGTGGAGCCGCTGATCGTCGAGCGCGTTCAACTGGCAGGCCATGCTGAACGCCTTGCGGTCGAGATGCTTCTCCTCGACCGCCTTGGCGATCTTCTCACCCAGCAGGCCGGACATGGACTGCGTCCGCTGCTTGGTCTCACGTTTGTCTTTTTCGAGACTCTTCACCAGCGATGCCGGCGGGAAGATCACGATGGTCTCGATCTTGGTTCCTACGCTTCCGTCACTGACTTTCGTCATGCGTCTCTCCTGTTGGGGTGTCAGTTGATCGTGGCCGACCCGACGCTGATCGCGGCTGGCAGGTTGTACTCTTCATCGTCTTTGAGGATGTCATGCAGAAGGGAGGCGGCCACCTTGACCGGCTCCGCATGGCAGAAGTCCGAGAGGTTCTGCAGGCGCGCAGCGGTCTCCGGATCGAGCGGGATGCTGACCCAAACGGTGCGCTCTTTCTTGAGTATTTCAGCCATCACGAACCCCTATCGGATTCGCGAATCAGGCACTAGCCCTCGCTGAACCCTTCATCGACTTTTTTCCCCAACTTCGGCGTTGAGGCCGTCACCGGCCACGGCGTTCCCCGAGGCCATTTCTGCCGCAGACGATTGACCATCAGGAAGTAGGTCTTCGTCGTCGGAGACATCTCACCCGTTAGATACTTCTCAAGAAACATATGGTTCCCGTGTATTTCCTTGCTGACCGTAGAAAGTGCCCACCCCTTCGCCGTGGCGTAGGTCTGCGCGAGCGCGAGGAGGTTTTGCTGCATGATTTTCTCGGTCATGGCGGAGACCTACCACCAAATTTGGGTCCGGACAAGCCACGGACCTCGTGGACTTAGGGGATAAAAGTTCATAGATTGGTGGTGCGACGTACCCCAATCATGGAGCGATCGGATGGCCTACAAGTGGAAGCCGCTGCAACCCGCGACGATCTTCGGCAGCAAGAACGACGAGAAGATCATCACCGCCACGATGGCGGCCTACCAGCTAACCCGCGAGGAAGCGGTCGCCAAGCTGGACGCCTACGACAACCAATGCACCTACTGGCGCAACGACATCTATCAGGTTCAGGTCCGGCCTTTTTACAACGACGCCTTCAAGGCGGAGATGCTGCACATCAACATCCGCCGCGTCGATGGCGCTGCGGTGTTCGACTGGCGGCACCGGCAACTGATCAAGAACCAGATGGTTGGCGATGAGTGCGAGGCCTTCGAGATTTATCCGGCCGAGTCCCGGCTCGTGGATACCAGCAACAAGTATCACCTTTGGGCTTTCACCGATCCGACGATCCGGATGCCGGTCGCCATCGACGACGACGGCAAGCGCGACGTGGTCGAGCACGAGATCGCCGCTCCTCCCGGCATGCGGCAGAGGAGGGTCTGATGGAGAAGGTGCTGCCCTGCGTTGTCGAGTGCAAATCGACCTACCCGTTCTTTGAAAAGATCGCAGCCTTCAACGTCCGCGTTGCCGCTCAATGGTACGCGGACCAATGCGCTGAGACCAACTCCGCGTTTCAATACCGCGTGACAGGTCCGGAGGAGGAGGCGTGATGGAGACCATGAAAGAGCATCTGATTTTCCGCGTCTCCGCTTTCGAGAAGTTGGGTCAGGTCGGCGGGATGGAGATCGACAGGTTCATGCTCAAGTACGGCAGGACGTACCGGCCGGGACCTGAGACCTTCTCCGGTCGCCGCGCGCGGCCGCAGGAGTGCTTCCGGAACGCGACCAACGAAGCCCTGAGCAACAAGCTGACCTACGTCGAGGGCTACGTCTCCGTGTACGGCGTCCCGATCCATCACGCTTGGAACGTAGGCGCGGACGGCAACCTCATCGACCGGACCTTGAGCGGAGACGCGCACGACCGCGTCACGGACTATTTCGGCGTGGCGTTCTCTACGAGCTACCTCCTCGAAGCCCTCTCCCTGAATGAGCACTACGGACTGCTCGACGGCTTCTACAGCCGCAACACCATCGCGGACCTGATTGAAGGCCGCGCAGACTTCCAACCGAGAAAGGACCCCAAGTGAAATACCGAATCGAGCGCATCTCAAACGGGTGGCTCCTCTACATCACGAACAACGAAAAAAACGAAGGCCGATACGCCTTCCCAACCAAGGCGGAGCTTCTCTCCGCGCTCAACACCATGATGGAGGCTTAAAGCTATGAGCATGATCGGCGACAACACCCAAAGCATCGACTTCGCGAACGAGGAGGTCCGCCGTCTCTCGGTGGACTACCAGAACATGGGCGTTCAGGTCGAAGACCTCATCGCCGCCGCGAGCGAGATACCGGAGAAGATCGAGGACGAGGCGACCAAGTCCCGCGTCGTCTCCCTGATCAAGAGCATCCGGGATCAGGGCAAGCGGATCGACGGGGTCCGCGAGCTGGAGAAGATGCCTCACCTGCGGCGCGGCCAAGGCTGCGATCAGTTCTTCAACGGGATGCTCGACAAGCTGCTCAAGCGTGACAAGCGCGCGAAGGACGGCATCGGCGACTCGCTCAACGCGCGGCTGACGGACTACGACACGCGGGTCCTTCTGGCGGAGCAGGAGCGGCGTCGGCAGATCGCGGCGGAGGAGGCCCGGAAGGCCGCCGCCGCGCGCGCGGAGCAGGAGAGGCTCGCCAAGGAGGCGGAGGAGAAGCGGCTGGCGGCGGAGCGCGCGCGCAAGCCGGAGACGCAGGCGGTCAAGGAGGCCGCCGCGGTTGAGGTCGAGACGCAGTCGAGCGCGGCGCGGATCGAGGCTCAGGTCGCGGAGGACAAGGCGGAGGCGGCCTACGTCGAGACGCTCGCGCGTCCGGCCGACATCATGCGGCAGCGCGGAGCGGATGGGACGCTGTCCACGATGGCGCGTGAGTTCTACGCGGAGGTCGAGGACGCCAACAAGCTCGACCGTGACGCGCTCTGGCCCTTCATCTCGCTCGACGCCAAGGAGAAGGCGCTGCGCCAGTGGGCGAAGAACACCGGCCACAAGCAGCAGATGGCGGGCGCGGCAATCGGCGACCGACCGAAGTCGGTGGTCCGGTAATGGCTAAGACCCCGAAAGCCCGCGCGGCTGAGATGCTCCGGATAGCCGCGATCATAATCCGGGAACACTGTCCGGAGGCCATGCACTTCTATGACGAAGTGCCATGCGACGGGACCTGCATAGCGGATGATTGCGACTCCGCTGCAGAAGGCCTTGAGGAGGAGGTCCGATGAGCCGGAGCATCCGTCTCAGTGATGCGCACGGGGTCAACCCGGCCATCCCTCTCTGCTTCTTCTGCAACAAGCCGAAGAACGAGATCATTCTCGCCGGTCGCCTTCCGGGGGACCGGGAGGCACTGCGCAACGCGGTCTGGAACAAGGAGCCCTGCGACGAGTGCGCCGGGTACATGAAGCAGGGAATCATCTGCATCAGCACCCGTGACGGCGAGGGCGGGGACAACCCCTACCGGACCGGAGCGTGGATCGTCCTCCGGGAGGAGGCCATGAGGCGCTTCGTCCAGCCGGAGGCGCTCGCCGAGGAGATCGCGCGACGGCGAGTTGCCTTCATACCGGATGAGGTCTGGAACGCTCTCGGCCTGCCGAGAGGGGAGGTCGGCGATGCAAGTACCTGAGGTCAACTTGAACGGTACGAGCCGCCGTCAGCTCCTTGAGCAATACCTTGAGGCGATGACCATGCTCCGGAAAGCCATCGACGCGTTGCATCAGGCCGCGCCCAACGGGAGAGACTACCTCCCGCAAGGCTCCTCGGAGGCGGCGATCAAGCTCTACCGCGCGCAGCGCGAGCAACTGGACCGGGTCAACCGGCTGGAGGCCGTCTGGACCGAGATCGAGACGCTGGCGGAGAGCGTGACGTGAAGCTGGGGTTCATCGCTCCGAGAGAGCTTCTCGCACGGAAGCCCAAGCACGGGGAGCCGTGCACGCGGTGCGGCATCTGCTGCATAGCGTCTCTCTGTCCGCTGGCGGCTCACCTATTCGGAGATCGACCGGGACCGTGTCCCGCGCTTCGGTTCGACGCGGACCACAACTCAAGCTGCGGTCTCGTCGTCAATCCGTATGAGGAGGACCGCCCACCAGACGTCGCCGCCGCCATGAGTGAGGCCGCCGCTCACCTGATCGGCTCCGGCAACGGCTGCGACTGCCGCGTCAACGGGGAGCCCGGAAACCCGGAGTTCTACGAGAAGCTCAACGAGTACGACCGCGCCCACAAGCCCTGAACGGAGCGCGCGAAGGAAATTTGGGGAATCAAAAGTGGAGAACCTCGATGAAGAAGCCTTCCAAAAAACGAACCGCCAACGAGATTGACATCTACATCGGCCTCAAGCTCCGCGCAGCCCGCAACGCGGCGGACCTCTCGCAAGACAAGCTAGCCGATGCTCTCGGCGTCAGCTTCCAGCAAGTTCAGAAATACGAGCGCGGCACGAACCGTATCTCGTGCGGAGCCTTGGTCCTGCTCGCCGAAACTCTCCGCATGGACGTTGGCTGGTTTTTCGAAGGAGCGCCGCACATGAAGACCGACGGAAAGACGAACACCGTCGTCGCCCGATTCTTCGCCGCTCACGGCGCGGCGGAGCTGGCGGAGACCTTCGTCAAGCTCGACCCGAAGAAGCGGATGATCGTCCGGGATTTAGCGGGTGCGCTGTAATGTGGATTTGCTTGAACGACGCCTTCCTCTCCATCGTCCACAAGGACTGTGAGCGCGGTGAGCTTCTCGTCCGCGCGCGGCGAGCCGGAGACATCCAGAAGGTCTTCGGCCGGCTGGTCAAGGTCCGGAAGGACACCAAGACCGACTACGCGTTCCGCGCCGTAGTCTCCAAGACGGACGTCAAGGAGGCGATGGCTCGGGAGATCGACCGGATCACCTACTCGAACTTCAAAGACTCCATTACCCCGGAGGAGCAGGCGTTGCACGACGCCTACCTCCGGGTCTGGACCACCATGTCTCAGCTTCAAGAGACGCAGCCCTACAGCGGCAACATCAGAAGGTATTATTTGAAATGAAGACCTACTCTATCGTCGGCCTGAACCATCAGAAGTCGGAGGAGTTCGTGACGCTCCTTCCCGTGGGAACAGAGGCCACGCTCGTCAGGGAGCCTCAGAACCCGTTCGATCCGAACGCGGTAGCCGTCTACATCCACGGGCGGCGCGTCGGCTATGTTCCGAAGGCGCAGAACACCGTCCTTGCGAAGTTCATCGATGAGAAGGGCGAGGACTTCACGATGGCTATGGACTCCATCGACAACATCAAAGCCTTCAAATCCATCCCCGCCAAGTTCATCCGGAGCCCGAACTCCGGTTTCCCAATGGTCGAGGTCTGATCTATAATTATCGACAATTAACCCGCAGGAGAATCGCATGACTGCCCAACCAGAACTACCGATAAAAGCCGCGCCGAAGAAGAAGCCCGCGCCGATGAGCAACGCCGAGGCAAAGAAGGTCGTCAAGCAAATGAAGGCGACAAAGAAGCCATCAACAGCCGTCGCGGTCCACCAGCCGCAGCAGCAGGTCGCCGTCACAGCGCCACGGTCCCTGCTTGAGGTCATCGCGCTCGCCGTCCGCGATCCCGCCTGTGACGCGGCGAAGATGAACGCCATGCTCGACGTGCAGGAGCGCATCGAGGCGCGGGACGCGAAGAAGGCGTTCAACGACGCGTTCATCCTGTTGCAGGGTGAGCTGCCGGTGATCCGCGCGGACCGTAAGATCGAGATCAGGGCCAAGACCTCATCCGGAGAGCGGGACGGCAAGGTGCAGCAGTCCACGCCCTACGCGACGTTCGCGAACATCATGAAGGTCTGCGGCCCGCTCCTCCAGAAGCACGGCTTCACGCTGTCATTCTCGACGGAGCCTATGCCGGACGGCAGGCTGCTCGTGCGCGGACACTTGAAGGGCTACGGCCACGAGCAGACGACAGCGTTCCCGCTGCCGGCCGAGACCTCCGGCTCGAAGAACAACCTGCAAGGCTGGGGTTCCTCGCAGAGCTACGGCAAACGCTACTGCACCATCGCGCTCCTCAACATCATCAGCGAGGCAATCGAGGACGCGGACACGGACGGCTACAAGGGAGACTTCGTCCGCTCCAAGGACGGCTTCACGGACGCTCCGGAGCAGCTCACGAAGATCACGCCCAAGCAGCTTGAGGAGATCATGAACCTCCTGACGTGGGCCGGGATCAGCGATCCGAACTTCTGCGCCACCTACGGGCTCAAGGAGCCGGGCGACCTGCCGGCCAACCTGTTCGCCGCCGCGAAGAAGCGGATCAGCGACCACCACGCAAAGAAGGCGGCGAAGTCGTGACGGTCCTCATGGTGTTCGACATCATAGCGGATTGGGAAGGTCGGCCGATGGGTCCCAAGGAGCCTATCTGTATTCGGACTCTAGAGTTCAACCGGACGTGCTGGATGGCGCACGACATTCTGGGGTCCGTGCTGATCTTCGACGGCGGAACGATCACGCTGCGCCGTGACGGACAGCGCATCTTCGTGGAGCGGCCATGAAGAAGCCCGCACCGAAGCCCAAGAGCCAGCTCGTGATCCTCGACGTCGTTCAAGGGTCTCCGGAATGGTTCGAGGCGCGGCTCGGCCTTCCGACCGCGTCTCACTTCGCCTCCATCATGGCGAACGGAAGGGAGGGCGGGCCGTCACTGACCCGCCGTGACTACCTGTACCGGCTGGCCGGCGAGATCGTGACCGGGCGCGCGGCGGAGGAGACCTTCAAGTCGCGCGCGATGGAGCGCGGCAAGGAGATGGAGCCGGAGGCCATCGCGGACCATGAGCGCAGGCGCGGGGTCGAGATCGTGCGCGTCGGCCTCGGCGTCAACTTCTCCGGTCTCAAGCGGTGCGGAGCCAGCCCGGACGGCCTGATCGGATTCGGCTCCGGTCTGGAGACCAAGACCATGCGACCGGACCTGATGATCCCGCTGATCGAGAAGGGCGCGCCGCGCCTCTCTCCGGAGCACCGCGCGCAGGTCCACGGCAACATGCTCGTGTTCGAGCGGGACAGTTGGGACTTCAAAATCTTTTACCCGGGAATGCCGGACTACACCGTCACGGTCCAGCGTGACGACGCCTACATCCGCGAGATGCACAACCAGATCGAAATCTTCAACCACGAACTCAAGCAGCTCGTAGCCCGGCTGCGGAACAGGATGGAGCCATGAGGAAGCCGCTGCGCGTCAGGCCGATCATGTATGTCAGCGTCAGGAACGTCTTCGTCGAGCGCGCGATGATCCCGTTGCCGCGCTTCAACCGGCTTTACGACGAACTCTACGCCGTCGATGAGCAGTACCCTCTGATCACTTCCGAGGAGCGGTCGATGTCGCAGCACCGCGGATATTTCGCGCAGGTCAAGGAGGCGTGGAAGAACCTCGCGGAGGAGTTCGACGGTCGGTTCCCGAGCGCGGAGCATCTGCGGGAGTGGGCGCTTTGTCAGGCTGGCTACTGCACGCTGACGGAGGAAATCTACAGCACTCCGAAGGACGCGCTCCAAGCCGCGAAGTCGATCCGGAAGGCGTCACCCTACGCGCAGATCAGCGTCCACGGTCCCGCGCTCGTCGTCAAATACGCCATGTCGCAGTCGGTCCCGGCGATGAAGAAGGAGGCCTTTCAGGCGAGCAGCAAAGCCGTCTTGGAGATCGTCGCCTCGATGTCCCGGACTACGCCGGCTGAGTTGCGGAAGAACGCCGGGAGGGCTGCATGAGCCTCAACGTCATCTCGCTGGAAGATCAGCTCGCGGTCATAGAGCAGGTGATCGTCCGGCTCGGACGGAATGAGCGGGCCACTGACAACGTCAAGGCCCTCAAGGCGGTGGCGAAAGAGATCAGGGCTCGGCTGGACCTGCCGCGATCTACCGCGCTCGCGGACCTCGAACGCGCGCTCACCGCGATAGCGCGGAGCAAGACCGCTCTCGGTTATGACCGGGACCGGATGGCCGGAGCCGCGCAGGTCATCGTGCGACACTGGCCTTTCATCAAGCAGGCACTCGAATCGTTCGGCGGCGAATCCGCCGAGTAAGCTGGGAGGACGAAATGACGGCTATCGAAGATTGGTTACTGGAGAGGCTGATCGACGCCACGGTCGAGAGAGACTCGCTGGCGGAGGAGAAGCGCGGTCGAGTTTTCCTTGAGGAAACGATCAGCGCCCTATGCGCCAAGGTCAGCAAGTATGAGGCGGAGAGGCGGACCCTCGAACAGGAGCAGCAGAGGGCTGCTGCGCTGATAATTGAAAACGACCGGCTCGGCGTTCAGATCGATGAGGAAGCCGCGAACCGCCGAGCTACAGAGGATCGAGTCAGAGAGGTTTGCAAGGACCGCTCCGCCTTGGCGGTAGCCATCTACGACCTGATCAATGCTCACGGAATGAAAACCCCGAGGTACTGGCGCGCAGCCGTCAACGCGGCGGAAAAAACTATCCACAGCATCGAGGCTCGCGGCTTGGCCGTGGTCCGCGATGCGAAGCAGATCACGAAGCACATCATCAAAGGGAGGTAGACCATGTCACAACCACCGGGACCGAAAGAACTCGCTCTCCGCGCCATGCGCGAGAACAACGCGTCGAAGCGACCAGCTCCGTCGAAGGCTGAGCTCCGCCAGCAGATCGCCAAGGTCAAAGGCGGCGGCGGTCGGAAGAACAAGGGCGGAGGGCGGGGCCGATGACCGCACCGCTCAACAAGCTCCAGCTCCTGATCTACGCGGTGATCGTCATACCGATAGCCGCCGTCGTCGGCATGTGGTCCGCCGCGCGTCAGGAGGTTGGAGAGATACGCCGCATGTGGCGGGGACACTGGACCAAGGAGGAGATGGAGCCATGAAGGACATTCCGATCATCTTCTCCGCGCCTATGGTCTGCGCGCTCCTCTCCGGACAGAAGACCATGACGCGGCGGCTCTCTTACTTCGGCCGCTGGACTATGCGCGGGAGCAACGTGGAGTCCGCGCCGATTCCGTCTATGTGGGCGAAGGTGCAGCCGGGAGACCGGCTGTGGGTCCGGGAAAACTTCTCCGGACCGTGGGCGCAGAGCCGTCAGCTCGGGCCGAGGTTCTGGTCGCGCTCGACGCCCATCTGGTATTGGGCGGACGGCGATCCGCAGGAGGGGGACTGGTGCAAGCCGCGCCCGTCGATCCATCTACCGCGCCAGTTCTCCCGGCTGACGCTGACGATCACCAGCGTCAAGACGGAGCGCCTCCAGAACATCACGGAGGCGGACGCGCGCGCAGAGGGAGCGGGCGTTGAGTTCCGTAAGTCGATCCGCGTCGGTGATGTCGGGGAGGACTACTTCATCCCAGTCTCTCACCGTGGCGGCTTCGCAAACTTGTGGAGCAGCCTGAACGGCTCCGGGTCATGGGAAGCCAACCCGGAGGTCGTGGCGCTCTCTTTTCAGGTCTCAAAAATTAACATCGATGAAATACTGAGGGCTGCATGATGTTTTTTGATGAGATCAAAAAGGCGGAGGCGGAGAACCGGCGGCTTGACCGGGAGCAGACGGAGATGATGTTCGGGCTTCTCTCGGCGGCGCTGGCAGTTACGATACTTGCGTTCTGGTGGACCTGATGGCGCGGCTGTATCGACCGTCGATCCCGCTGGAGGTCAAATGCCGCGTCCTGCTCCGCCAGCTCGGGGAGCTATGGCCGGACGCCGTGATCGAGGAGTGGAAGCGCAAGCACACGTCCCTGCTGGTTATCTTGCAGGGACGCCTCGCCAAGCTCCGGACCTGTGAGATCAAGGACCTCCGCCTCGACCATGATCCGCCGCTCGCGCTCCGTCCGCAGACATGGAATAGGCAGGGTAAGTTTGATCGCTACGTCCCGGACGCGAACGATCCGGAGTATCTCCTCTACCGCCCTCACGGCGCGCAGTTCGAGGGCTCCCATGACGTCAAGACGCGGATCAGGGGAGAGCACGGGCAGTTCTCCGACATAGCCCTGATCAAGCGCCAGCGCCGGAGAGAGCGCCCACCGAAACCGAAGAAGCCGTTCGCCAGCAAAGGATTTGCAAAAAAATCCTCGAATCTGGCGAAACAGAAAATCCCATCGAGACCGTTCAGCAGGAGGAAGAAGTGAGAGCGCAGATCAGGTCGCTACTCGACGCCGTTGACGTGGCGGTGAAGGAGAGACGGTTCGGGCAGGCAATCGCCATGCTCCGCGCCGCGAAGTTGTTACTGGAAACCGCAGAACAGGGAGGCAAGTGATGATCGATCGACAAGGGAGCAAGGTGCTGATCGAGTGCGACTCGTGCGACGAGGTCTTCTCCGGAGACGAGGACGCGGAGTTCAAGGACGTATGGGCGGCGGCGAAGCGGGACGGATGGCGGACCCGCAAGGTCGGCAACGATTGGGTTCACGGATGCCCGAAGTGCGGGGTGTGATGAACAAGCCCCTGATCATCGCGATCCTGATCGTGGCCCTGACGTGGACGCTGCTTTTTCAGTGCATCTTCGCGCCGCGATGCGACACCAAGACAACTGGCACCGAGATCGGCGGGATGCTGATCGAGGGATGCCGAGCAAAGGAAGGACCGGGCTAGTGGGCGAGAAAACAGAAATCGCGTGGACGGACTCGACGTTCAATCCGTGGATCGGATGCCAGAAGGTCTCCGCCGGATGCGATCATTGTTATGCGGAAACGCTGATGGACAAGCGGCTGCACCGCGTCGAGTGGGGGCCGCATGGCGAGCGCAGGCGAACCAGCGCGGCGAACTGGCGCGAGCCGATCATCTGGAACCGGCACTTCTCCGCGTTCCAAGCTCAGCACGGTCATCGGCAGCGCGTGTTCTGCGCTTCGCTCGCGGACGTGTTCGACAACAAGGCTCCGGACGGTGCGCGCGGCGACCTCTGGACCATGATCAACGCCACGCCGCAGATCGACTGGCTGCTGCTGACGAAGCGTCCGGAGAACATCGGGCTGATGGCTCCGGCCGTGATCCCGCCGAACGTCTGGATCGGGACGACGTGCGAGGATCAGGCCGCCTTTGATCGCCGCTGGCCGATGCTGCAGAAGGTCCCCGCGCGCGTCCGCTTCATCAGCTATGAGCCGGCGATAGGTCCGCTGACGATCACCGGCCACAAGGTGATGCCCGACTGGCTGATCGCCGGAGGCGAGACTGGGCAAGGCCACCGCTGGGCCAAGCCGCAATGGTTCTACGCGATCAAGCACGAGTGCGAGGAAGAAGCGGTGCCGTTCTTCATGAAGCAGATGTCGGGCCGCACGCCGATCCCCGAGGACCTGCTGGTGCGACAGTTTCCATTCGGAGGCGGGCGTTAAGCGAGATCGAGCCGCCCTCTTGCTTGGGGGCGTTTAGCGGGGCGGCTCGACCCGTCGCGTTCTGGGAGGAACGAGGCAGCCACCGGGGCTAAGACCGTCAACCGCCTGAATCCTTCATACCTGATTCATCGATGATGTCGAGAATGCCGATGGCGGTGTCCACGGCCATGATGGCGACCGCCGTGCACGAACCGGGTGCCGTCCTCCCGACCGCCCAAGCTGATGTGAACGTGCCGAACGGCTCCGTAGTCCACCGAATACCCTCCCGGCCAGCCGTGCAGCATCGAATAGATGCAGGACGGGTTTCCGGCGACGTCCACCGCCCGCCCGGAGGCGTGGAGGCTGATCCGGTGCGTCCCCGCCACGTAGGTGTGCCGATGGCTGGAAAGGATCATCGAGCCGCACGTCGTGACGATCTCCGCCACCTTAGACGCCAGCCCCGGGACGATCCCCACGAGCGCGGCGACCGCCCTGCCGGGTCCGGGGATGGCTGGGGCGTTGCCGGAGGGCGGTAGGAGCCTCTCCGGCGCGCGCGCGGGCGGAGATAGCTCCGGAGACCGGGAAACCTGCCGACGAGGCGCGCTAGCCCGGCGCGGGGCCTTCCGGACGTGCCCCGAAGGGTGGGAAACCGCCTTCCGGGCTCGAACCGGGCGTTCCGGAGCCACGCACGGCCACAGGACGTTGCAATCCGGGTGGAGGCCGCCCGGCTGGAGCCGGCGAGCCTCGGCGGAGCCGGAGGTCAGGAGCAGCACCGCGGCTGCCGCCAAGATGATCGGTTTCATGGGGTCCCCCCTGTTTTTCGGAGGGACGTTCTACCTCAGCGGGGAGAGCTGAAACAGGATTGACCTTCTCAGCGAATCAGGTCCGGCAGAACGGCCACCGGTCGCCATCCCGAAGGAGCCGCCGATGGATGGCGACCGCTTGGAGGATCAGGATGATGACGATCATGCTGTCCATGCAGAAGTCGGGCAGCCACACTTCCGTGGTCTCCTGCGCGTAGAGCGACCAGAGCATCGAGAGCGCGAGGAGCGTCATGGCGAGCCGGCGTATCCAGCGCAGGTAGACCGGATCATACTCGCGCTCGTTCAGGTGCGTCGTCAGCTGCATGACGTAGGCGGCGAGGATCGCCCCGGAGATCGAGATCGCGGCGTGGAGGACGTCGATCATTTGCTGTGCATCTTCTTCTGGTGTGCGGACTTGAGCAGCTCGTGCTCGATCATCAGGTTGAAGGACCACCAGCGCAGGCCGACCGACCGGATGTTCCGGCAGATCACCCCGACGCGGACGGCGAGGATGCCATCGACGACCGCGATGATCATCACGTCCGGAGGCCACGGCGTCCAGTGGCGGTTCTCCGCGTAGATCAGGGACCAGCAGAACGCCAAGGCCAGCATGGCGAGCCCGAACCGTTGCAGCTCCATCACCCACTCCGGAGGATGGTGCTCCTCCTTCGCGACATAGAAGTTCGAGAGCTGCATCACGTAGATCGTCTCAACGACGCCCAGCACCGCGAGGAATGTGTGGAACATGTCAAGGTTGATCCAGTCGAATAACCGTTCGATGCTGGTCATGGCTGATTCGTCCTGTCTTGGAATGGCCTCCACGACTTCGCCGCTTCGACGACGCCTTGGCAGATGGCCATCCCAGCCAGCCCCACGATGAACGCCGATGCTCCGGCAGTCGTTCCGATATAGTGCCCGACAGATTCCGACAAATAGTTGGCCGTCAGCGCGCCGACGATCATGGAACCGATGATCGAGAACGGGTCCGCTCGCTTGAACACGAACGCGTTGACGACGCCACCGGCGAACCCCGCCACGAGGTCCGGCATTTTGATACCGATCTGAATCCAGAAGTCGGGTCCATCTGCCATCACTTCGCAACCTTTCCTGATGGAACCCTTACCACGATTCGTAGAAAGGCCCGGCTCGACATTTAATCGAACCGGGCCGGTGATGCAAAAACCGCCAACATCAGTACTTGAACGACACTCCAACTCGAGCCGCGTTGCCGAGCTTGGCGCAGGAGTTGCCGCCACCGGGGCAGAAGGACTGAGAGTTCATCTGCCAGCCCGCCCACGTATCGACAACCGCGGCGTTTCCGTTCAGCCGCGTCAGCATGCCGAAGCCGATCATCGGAGCCACGACCCACTGGTGGGTGTGACCGTTGAGGACCTGAGCGGCGATGTCCTGCTCGACCATGCCGGCGAACAGGTAGCCGGTCGCCACGCCCGGAGTGACGCCGGTCGGGAGGAGCGGGAGCGCCGGCAGGGACAGGTTCGACCCGAACGGGTTGAAGAGCTGATTGATCGGAGAGCCCGCGCCCGCGCGCTGGATCATCACCAGCGGACCGGAGAGCGCGAGACCGTTGACGCTGCCGTTGATGTTGTTGAATCCGATCGATCCCTCCGCGAACCAGAACGCGTTGGTTGCGAACGGGCAGGCGTAGCCGAGGATGGCGTCGAGCTGGCCCTGAACGATCTGCGTGCCGACGGCGGCACCGTTGACCGCGCCGGCCGAGCCGCCGGTCCCCGCGCCATAGTAGAAGCCGCACTTCGTGGTCGGATAACCGGCTGACAGGAAGTTGCCCTGCGCCTTGGTGGTCAGGTCTGCGGCGAGAGCCGGTAGAGCAATGAGAGCCGCTACGGCGGCAAGAATAACGCGCTTCATGATTGATCCCCTTTGGTTTGAAGAAAGGCGGCCAGCCTACGCCCGCGCGGGGAGAGTCGGGGAACCCGTAGAAAATTATCGACCCGTGTGCCGTTTTTGCACCACTCATCTCAAATAATCGACAGCACTGTGCTCTATTGACCATACGGCACAGGGAAAAGAGGCCTAACGCGGATTCGCATCACAACTGGGAGGTTGAACCGATGAGCGCGTTAAACTTGTTTCCGAACCTGATCTTTCAAGCGCAGGACATGCCCCGCATGACCTGCCTGACCTGCGGAAGCCTGATGAAGCTGTCTTGTATTGAACCTGCTTCAACCGGCTACGATCTTCAGACTTTCGAGTGTGACTCGTGTGAGTTGAGTGAGACCTACGTCGTCGAGCATTGATTTTATTTCACGGGAAGCGGCGGAGGCCTTTCGGGCTTCCGCCATTTTCTTGCGGGTCCGCCATCCCTTCGATGAAGCCGCCCGCCTTTTCTGAACCTTGGTCATTGCCAGTCCTTCAAGACCCGGTCCGCTTCCTCTTTCGCGCGCCGGCCATGCTGATCGAGGATGCCGATGCTGTTGAGCGCCTCACTGAGCCCGTAGCGGTCCAGCTCCCGGAAGACGTGAACCAGAACCTTTCGCTTGGCCCGCTCATGGTCCGTCTCGTCGTCCTCGAAGCAGACTTGGATCGAGGTCATGGGCTCCCGCTCGCCCTTGGCGTCATACGCCATGCAGCGGATGCGGAGCGACTTCATCAGTGCCGGACCTCGATAATCGCGGACAGGATCAGGAGGAGGTCACGCGGGTCGATGCAATGGAACGGGACGCACAGCGGGAGCTTGCTCGGGAACCAGTCCACCTTGCGGAGGAGCTGCGTCATCTTCGCGGAGCAGATCGCGTTGTATTTTTCGTGAAAATGCCCCGGGAGCGCGAAGCCGAGGATCGACTTCCAATCATAGGGTTCCCCGATAGCCGCCCGCGCGCCCGCGTAGAAATCAGCGGTCTGCTGGTCGGTCGCCGGAAGGTCGAGGAAAAGCTCGGCGTTGAACGGAACGTCATAGCCGGGCTCGCGGCTTTGCATTCCCCCGCCCATGTGCTGGCCGATCTGGTGGCCGTTGACGGGGTCCACGCATTCAACGTGAGACGGAGTGAAGGGCATGCAGACGCCCTCCCGGTACTCGATCAGCCCGGAGCTGAACCCGGAGCCTTGAACGAAGCGGAGCCTGATCGTCATCTGACCTCTCCCATAGAAACCTTGAAGCTGTGAAGCACCGCTGGGTGACTGAGCGCGACGGTGGCGACCAGATAGGCGATGCAAAGACCGATGCTGACGCCGCCGATGAACCGCCTTATGCCGGGACAGTCGGCGGGAGCTGCGTGGCGGGTTCAGCCGCGTGGGCATTGACGATCAGCGCCGCGCCGGCGGTCGTCTGCGGGATCGCGTCGATGATCTTCTGCGTCAGCGCGCCCGGGGTCAGGCCGAACCGCTTCATGGCGTCCGGGATGCGGTCCATAGCGGTAGAGACCTCCGTGGCGATAGCCGCGCTCGGAACGGAGACCGTCTTGCCCTGCATGTGGACGAAGCCGTCCGCGATCAGGGAGGAGGCGGCGTTCTTCGTGAAGGTCCCGAGCGCATCCCGCGCCGACTGATCCATCCACTGCGTGTACTTCGACTTGCCGATCCAAGCGAGCCCGGCCGCGAGGAGAGCCTGAACCAGTGAGTCCACGTAGGGCTGGAGCCAGCCGAAGACCGAGAGCTGGATGACGCCGCCGCTCGGAGCCGCGACCGCCGGAGCCTGAACGATGGCAACGCCACCGGTACCGGGATGGACCTGCGCCATCTGCTGACCGATAGCGACCGGACCTCCGGGCTGCGCTTCCGCGAACTGCGCGAAGGACGGGACGGTCATCAGGAGGAGCATGATCAGCGCCGCAGCGAGCGCGATCCGGATGAGGACCTTGTCAGCTTGTTCCATAATCATTCCCCCGGCTCGATGAAAATCCTGTTGATAACTACGGTGGCTCGTGAGAGCGCGTCCTCCGCGATGCCGATGGACCGCTCGAACTGCTTCTGGACCTCGTCGTGATCCTCGACGATCTCGTGCTGCGCCATCAGGTCATAGGCGGTCTTGATCCGCTCGATGAACGCGTCCTCGACCGCCTGCAGGACCTTGGCCTTCGTGATCATGCTATCACCACGTTCGCGAGAGCTTCCTTGAGACCGGAGATCGTCTTCGGTCCGGCGAGGCCGTCGACTTCGAGTGCGTAGTCCCGCTGGAAGTCCGCCACCGCGCGCATCGTCTCCCGCCCGTAGGAGCCGTCAACGTGGACGGAGTAGCCGAGGGAGCCGAGGGTCGCTTGCACCCATTTCGCGTCCGCTTCCGGGTGCTCGGCAGCCACGGACAGGCCGGAGGCTACCGGAGGAGCCGGAACGTAAACAGCCGCCGGCAGCGCCAGCGACGGATCGAGCTGGGCCATCCGGCGCGCGACCGGGATGATCCCGAGCTGCCCGTCCATGTGGCCGGCGTCGAACTCTCCGTCCGACGTGTATTTGCCGACGGTCTGGATGTTCGTCCCGCCCCACAGGTACGGGGAGTGCATCCGGTGAAAGTCTCGATAGCCCATGCCGTTGAACAGCTCGCCGTAGAAGCAGATCAGCTCCCACGTCCAGTTGCCCGCGCCGACGCGGTCGAGGCCGTTCAGGTGATAGGCGGTGACCGCCGCGTCGAGCCACGTCCGGAACGGTCCGTTGTGCGGGACCCAGCGGGAGTGACCCGCGAGCGGCCAGCCCTGCGCCGGGTTCTTCGTGAAGTCGCTGGAAGCCTCGCGCTCGAAAGAGGTCGCGATGAAGATGACCGGGACGCCGTTGCGGTCCGTCACGTCCTGATAGCGCGTCTTGTGCGTCAGGAGCCGCGTGGCGACCTGATCAACCAGATGCTCGCGGTCCGGCCGAACCACCATCGCCGCCAGCAGCGAAGTGTATTCCGGCTTGAGGATCGTGAAGGGGTGCTGCATGTCAGAACGCCGTGCACTGCGCGTTGATCACGTCGCTGTTGGTGAAGTTCTGAGTCGCGCCGGTGTTGCGCGCGTAGTTCGTGATGCCGACCTGCGTGACGCCGCTCGAGGTCTGGACCGGGACGTTCGCCGGGGTCGTCAGGTCATTGAAGTGACAGACCCAGCCGGTCGCCGTGGTCGGCATGGTCAGGACGCCGACGCCACCCGCGCAGCCCGTCCCGATGGTCAAGGTGAACGCCGCCGTCCCGTTGGGGGCGCTGATGGTCGGGCTGGTGCAGAAGCCGGACGCGACGGTCGGTGCAGCCGGATAGAAGACCGGCTGCGCGGTGAGCGCGGCGGAGTAGGTCACGCTGCCGATCCGGAACCATCCTCCGGTCGCCGTCAGCCACACGTCACCCGTCTGAGGAGAGGTTGGGTTGACGCCGATGCCGACGTTCAAGCCGGAGGTCGCGGTCGTCGATGCCGCCGTCGCCAGCTCACCCGTCATCGTACAGCCGGTGCTCAGGCAAGGCGGCGCGCCGGCATAGTCCTGCTTGCTCGCGAAGATCGTGTTCCACTGCGCGGTCGTCGGCACGTAGCCGTAGGTCCAGCCGGGTTGCGACTGAGCGAAGACCGGGCTGAGCCCGGCGATCAGGAGGAGGAGAGCTGCGAGGAGGCGGCGGGTCATAGTTTCAGGTTCCAGTAAACGATGAGGCTGCGCGCGACGGTGTTGTGCGGAGTCGTGGCCGAGACCGGGCTATTGTTGATCGTGATGCCGGTGACGGTGTTGCCGGTCGTCGTTCCCGAATAGTTGTAGAACGGAGAGAGGCCGCCGCCGCCGGCGGTGCCGCCGGAGTTGATCGCCAAGTTGTAACTGTGGTTATGACCGAGGCCACCGTTCGGCTCCGTGATGGCGTGGTTGTGCTGACCGTTTTCAGCCGAGACCAGCGTGTGCAGGTTCTCACCGAGGATCGAGCCCGGAGCGGTACGGCTGCCGATGACGACCGGGACTGAGCTCAAGTTCGTCGAGGTCGTGCCGTTCTGGTTGTCCGCGCCCATCAGGCCGGCACCGTTCATGTTCCAGACGGCGAGCTGCTTGTGCGCGGAGAAGTCAGCCGCGGCGGTCGTCTTGGTCGAGCCCGAGCCGAGGCTGGTGTAGATCGGGCACTGAGCGACCGGGCAGTTGTTCCAGACGAAGGTGAACAGGAACTGCGTGTCAGCGGCCGCGCGGTTCGTCGCGTTCGACGAGCCGTCACCGATGGTCAGGCCGTTGGCGGAGATGTAGCCGGTCGGGATGGTCGTAGAGAGCGACTGAACCGGGGTCCCGATGGGGATTTGACCGGGCTCCTGAATCCATCCGGTCGGCGTGGCTCCGTCCGGGTTGTTCGTGTTGTTGTCGATGGTCGACATCCACGTCGTGCCGGGCGTGATCGTCGAGTTCAGCACCGCTCCGTTCGGGTAGCCGCCGATGGCCGTCGAGAACGCCGAGTCGAAGAAGACCGGACCGCCTGCCGCCTGCCACTGATTCCACTGAGAGAGCTGGCGCAGGATGCCGTTGAAGTCCTGACCGAACGGAGGACAGCCGCCGCCGGCCGCGGGGACGAACGTCAGGGGCGGGAAGCCGTCCGGCAGCGAGGCCGCGCAGTTCTGAATACCGATCTGCGAGCTGGACGGGATCGAGCGGACGTAGGCCGCGCCCGCTCCGTTGGCCCACGGGATGCCGAACTTCGGCGGCACGGACGCAGCCGTCAGCGCGTAGGCGAGGCCGGGGATGGCGAGGGCGGCTACCAAGAGGAGCGACAGAACCCGCTTCATGTTTCGATTCCCTGCGATCAGAGCTGAGAGATATTAATTACCACGCCGCACGGATTGGGCAAGACGCCGGTCTGCACGATGATCGCCTGCTCGATGATCGAGAGCGGAAACTGAAAGGTGTAGGTCAGGCTCATGTTGAGACCGTCCACGACGTAGCAGTTGCCGCGCAGCGGGAAAAGCGCCAGCAGGATCGCGTTGATCGCCGGGATCGAGCCGCTCGATATGTTGCCAGCCGCCTTCGCCATGATCAGCCGGCGATAGTCCGAGTCCGACAGGTTGTAGTTCGTCGTCGTGCCGCCGCCGGAGAACAGGATGCCCTGCCCGAAGCCGGTCCAGCCGCCGGGCTCGTTGAAGCCGAGGTATGGCGTGCCTCCGGGGAAGGAGAGCGCGCGGCTGACGCCGACGATTCGCCCCCACACGTCCAGCCCGTAGCCGGTCGCGGAGGCGATGTTCCAAAGCATGTCGTAGAGCGTCTCGATGTTTTGCGTCTGATCCATGGCCGCGTTGAAGGACGTGATCAGACCGAGCAGGATCGGCGAGTCGGCGTACTGAGACATAATCGTGGAGAACGGGTCGAACGGCGAGATCGTCCCGATGGGCGAGATGCCGATCTGAAACTGACCGATGCTGTTCTGCCCCGGAGAAGCTCCGGCCGCGTAGCGCGGATATGGGACCTGCGCGACCGTCACGTCGTCACCACTACGATGTTCGCCGCGCTGAGCTGCGGGATCTGGTTGGCGTTGACCTGCACGTTGGTGTGGTTGGCCTGCGCGAAGGAGATCGTCTCGTTCGCCGTGATCGTGCCGCTGGCGGTCGTCGTGGCGGACGTGACGTAGACGCCCGCGCCGCCGGCCGTGCCGGAGGTCTGACTGAGGATGGTCACGCCCGCGCCGATGCCGGTGCCGGCGACCGTGTCACCGATCCCGATGGTGCCGGTCACGGCGGAGGCCGTCAGGTTCGTTCCGGAGCCTGCGCCCGTGAAGCTCGCGCCGGAGACGGTCTGCGTGTTGTTGACGTTGTACGTGCCGACGCCGCCGGTGCCGGTGCCGAACGAGACGACGTAGGTGCCGTTGATGATCCGGCCGTAGGCGTCCGTGATGTAGTCACCGACCGCTATGGTGCCGGAGACGACGCCGCCGGTCGGGACCGTCAGCAGCGTGCCGACGATCTTGCCGAGGCAGACCGCGTCCGTCTGGTTGGCGGAGCCGATGGAGATAGCCGCGACCTGCGCCCATGAGCCGAGAGCGGAGATCGCCGGGACGTAGGTGTTCGCGTAGAGCAGCGAGTTGATCCGCGCGCGCGGGGTCGCGACGTTCGAGGTCGTCGCTGACGTCATCGACTCGCTGATGACGTTCTGGCTGATGCTGACGGAGTAGGTCCCGATGCCGCCCGTGCCGGTCCCCAGCGCCGTGATGATCGTGTTCGCGAGAAGGCTGCCCGTCAGGTCGGAGATGACCTGACCAACGGCGATGGTGCCGGAAGCCACCGCCGAGACCGTCAGCGTCGTGCCGGAGACCGAGCCGGTGAAGCTGGCCGTGAGGGTACCGCCGGCGAACGCCGCCACGAGCGCGCTCGCTACCTGCGTGGCGGCGCTGCTCGGAACAGCCGTGGAGTTGACCAGCGTGACCTTGAACAGGACCTGCAGGGCGGTCGGGATTTGATAGGTGATCACGTAGGGGATCGGCGAGGAATAAAGCGGGTTGGTGTCATAGACCGTCACGGCGGTGTTGCCGTACATCGGCGCGCCCGGGCTTTTCTTCGACAGGATCGCGGCCGCCACGGCGGTCGAGACGCCACCAGCCACGCAGACGTAGACCGAATAGGCCGGGATGGTCACGCCGTTAATGATGAAGGGCGAGGCCGTGTTGTTGCTGTAGCCGTAATAGTCGAGGACGCCCGGCACCGCGGCGACCGCCCCGATGATCGAGCCGATGGCTCCGAAGCTGTTGCTGGCGACGGAGGACTGACGGCGGGACTCGAAGGCTGCGCGGCTTTCGACGTTCGTTCCGACCGCTCCGGAGGTCACGGAGGCCGAGTCCCAGCCGGGCAGCGCCTGATAGATCGTGACCGTGGCCGGCACCGCGGTCGGGCCCGGAATGGTCGCGGCGAACGCCAGCGTGATCGAGCCGCCAGCCGGTATCGTTCCGGCCTGCGTGCACTGATAGAGGTTTCCAGCCGGGTCTTGGATCAGGGTCCCGATGGCGATCACCACGCCCTGCGCGCCGTTGCAGGTGATCTGGAGAGCGGTCGGCTGCGCCGCGTTCCGCGTCATGTAGTAGATGCGGCCGATGGCGTCCTGAAAGCGTCCGGAGGCGTAGGCCGGATCAATCTGCTGAGCGAAGTAGACGAAGGTCGCGTTCGCGTTCGCGATCATCGCGCCCCAAGACTGCGCGAGCTGTCCCTGCGGGGTGGTCAGGCCATAGTTCAGCGCGTTGCCGAACGCCCCGGAGATGTCGAGCTGGACGCCGGCCAGCACGGCAGGCCCGGAGGGCGCGACGAAGCCGACGCTGGTGAACTGGATCGAGGGGACGTTCGTCGTTCCGGCGGCCATCAGCCTATCCCCTGCGGGTTGCTCGTCGTGAAGGTAGCCGCACTAACGGTCCCCGTCGATGCGGATTTGACTTGGACCTGACCGGAGAGCGCGCGCCCGCCCGCCTCGATCAGGAAGACCGCCGCAGCCGCCACGTCAGGGACGGTCAGCGCCGCCTCGACGAACAGCTGCTTGAGAAGGGAGACCGACGGCGGGTTTCCGGTGAAGACCTGAGTGAGGTACGGGATACCGATGGTGGTATCCCAATAGCACTCCCCGATGAAGGTCTTGATCGCGCTCGCGGCGTCCTGCGCCAAGGAGTAGGGCTCGGCCGCGACGGCGATGTTCCCCGCCGCGTTAAGAACGAGGTCCCAGCTCTGCTGATCAAGGAGGAGCGTCGATGCCATCGCTTAATGCCCCGGTACCGGCGCTGCGTTGAGCGCGGAGTGGATGTGAGAGAGCAGCGTGACCTGAGACGCGCCCGGATTCGCGATGACGTTGCCGGCCGATACGTTGCCGCTTGTAACGATGTTGCCGGTGTAGGTGGTTCCGTTCTGAGCCACGATGCTTCCGCCGAGTTGGAGTGCGCCCGTCACGACCATGTTCCCCGTCACCGTTACCGGGAGCCCGGAGCCCGGGGTGATGGCGATTCCCGTCGAGCTGGTTTCTATCACGTTTCCGAAGCCGTCGACGAACTTGAGGCCCCCGTCCGCCTTGAACTGGATGTAGGTGGTCGGCGCGGCCTGATTGAAGCAGGCCCCGGCGTAGATTCCGTCAGAGATGTCAAAGGTGCGCCCGGAGCCGGGGAGCCCGGCCGCGCCCGTAGCCCGGACAACGGAAGTGTCACGATCCGCCGCAATGACGTAACCGATGTCCCCGGCGACCGGGTCGCAGATGATCGCGGCCTTGCCGCCCTGAACTCGAGACCACGGGATGCCGTAGACTATGCCGTGGGGTGTCCCGTAGCCGTTTCCGTCCACCTGACTGACGAGCGGGATCACGTCCACGGTCCCTGCCGCCGCTACGCCTCCGCCGTGAACCGTCTTCACCTTGACGGGCTTCATGGTATCCATCTTCGCCATCATGCGGGTGACGATGAAGGAGATCGCGTTTAGCTCCGTGTCGAAGGCTCCGGGATCGGCGTATCCATAGGCCATGTCAGTGTGACCCTGTCGGTGGCGGAGCCGCGAAGCCCTTCTTGTAGCACATGAGGGTCATCTCCCACTTCCCCTTCGGGGTGAGCGATTCGAGATCGAGGTCAACCTTCTGGACCGTCCAAGTCGCGTTGGCCTGCGGGAGCCCGGAGCTTTGCACCTGAATGTTGCAGCCCTGATAAATCTGCGGATTGAAGATCGTCTTGACCGTCATGTAGGAGTTCGCCGCGAAGGTCGGGTAGCCGATCATCCCGGTAGCGGCGGAGACCAGAGGGATCGGCCCGCTGCCCTGCTGAGAAGTCCGGGAGCCACCGATCGGATAGATCGCGAGCTTGCTGCCGGCGTCCACCCTCTCCGCTTTGATCTGCGCTGCCTTGGCGCACTTCTGGACCTGATCCCAAAGCGTCCCGGAAAAGTAGGAGGGCGGAATCTGCTTGCTGATGCCGTTGTTCTCGAACAGCAGCTGCATCTGTGAGGCGAAGCCCTGCATGATGGTCGCTACGTCCGTCGAGCCCGGGAAGCTGGACGCAGCCACCGGGACGACCTGATTGAAGTAGCCGGTCTTGGCTTCGATCATGAACGGGACGTTCGGCGCGGCGTTGTAGTTTGCCATCGCGGTCTGGATCGTACCGCCGAAGATCGGCGTCATCCCCTGCGCGTTGCCGGCCGAGATCGTGATCGTGTTTTTCTGCGTCGAGTTGAAGACGATTCCCAGCACGGAGAGCTGGTTCATGGTGCTCGGCGTCAAGCCGTAGATTCGGAGTGATGCGGTAGCGGCGGACGGAGACCCGTTCCATTCGATGTGCGCGGACATCCGGAAGCCGGAGAGCGTGATGTTATTCGACCCGGACCCGGTGAACTCATTGGGCTGACCAGAGCCCGCGTTCGGGTCGAGCGCAATCGTGACCTCCATGAAACGCTGGATGAAGCTGGCCTGCGACTGGAATGACGTCGCCGGAGCTTGCAGGATAGGGCTATCGGTCTGCCCGCCCGTGACCGGGACCTTGATCAGATCAGCCATTAGCCGCTCCCCGCCGGGAGGTCCGTCGTTTCGAGGTACAGGAGCTGATACTGAGCGCCGAGGCCTGTGTAGACCGGGTCAGTGTCAGTCCCGTTGCCGTCGATGAACACGAAGTCGCCGACGAACCCGAGGTAGAGGTCACGGATGATCCGGTTCAGGTTCTCACAGATCACCCCGGCCACGATCAGGCTGTTGCCGACGTACACGTCCATGAACAGGCCATAGGCGAGCTGATAGATGTTGATCGTGATCGACTGGTTGACGAGGAAGACCTGCAACTTTTGATTCGGGATCGCTTGGACCGGGATGACCTGCATGTCAGTGACCTCCCTGAACGCCACTCAGTGAAGTGAATGCGCCCCACCGCTGCTGGAACGCCTGCGGAGCCGCTTCCGGAGTTACCGCACCGCTGCTCTGCGGTCCCGCTACGCCCGGGGACTGCGTGTTCGTGTAGGTCGAGGTCGCCGTCACGCGGACCTCGATGAACCAGAGGTCTACCACGATGACGCCGACGCCGTTGTGAGAGGACCGCTTATAATCGTAGTGCGTGATGTTGCAGCTCGTGTAGGCCTTCTCCGGGGTGATGACGTCAAACAGCTCCAGAGAGTTCGCGTAGAAATCAACCGCGGCAAGGAGCGCCTGCCGCTCCGCCTCCGTGCCTCCGGACGCGAGCCTGATCTTGATGTCGAACGGGAGCTGGACCTTGTCATAGCTTTGAAAGCCGCCGTCTTCGACCGGGTAGTCTGAGAGCGGCCAGTCCTGCTTGTAGTCGAAATCCAGCACGGAGTTGTACGGGATGACCTGCGCCCCGTTCAGGAAGATTCCCCACTGCGGTCCGAAGAACGCGTTGATGATCGAGATCGCGTCGGAGATCAGGAGCGAGAGCGTGTTCGAGGTATAGCTCGACAGCGACGGGACGCCCGGTAGGTTCGGTACGTTTGCCATTTATGCGAGCCCCGTGTCTCCGCCGAGGACCATTCCTTGGCGCTTCAAATGCCCGCCGACCTCCGTGGCCGCCATCTGCGGGTCGGTAGACTTGATGTTGAACGTGTTGTTCTGCTGGACGCTGACGGAGCTTTGAGGACCCATGCCGCGAGCGGAGGCGGCACCGCGCGCGCCGATCCCCTGCCACTGGCCGATCCCGACGCGAGCCGCTCCGTGATAGTCACCCCAGCCGTTGGCCGCCGCGTTCTTGAGAGCGAACTCATCCATCGCGCGCTCGTTTTTCGGGTCATTCTGGTCGAGCCCGGTAGCCGCGCGGAATTGATCGCCCACAGCCTTTCCTTTGCCGCCCGGAGTGACGTGGAGCTGGAAGTCTCCCATCGACGTTCCGTTGTCTCCGCTATAGGCGTTGAAGCCTTCGGACTTCGCTACGCGGACCGCGATGTCCGGGTCGATGTTCATGGACGCCGCCATCTGCCTGATCCACGCCTCACGGTCCGCCGCGCTCGCGCGACCGCTGCCGGCGCTCAGGCCCTCCGCGAGGTGCTTCTTCGCGTCTCCCATTTCATCCTTGCCGGTCAACCACTGAGTCATCCGGTCCATCATGCTACCGCGCGGAGCGTAGTGCCCCTGCTCCATGATCTTGTTGATGCCGTCCCAAATGCTGCTGGTAGCCGTCGTAACTCGACGGGAAACGCTGTCCCAATACTGGCCGATCAGCGAACCGGTCTTCTGCAAGGAGGCCCCGGCGTCCGCCGATTCCTTCGACGCGCGGCCGACCGCCTTCGCCGCCTCCTCCAGCTTTTTGAAGTTGTCGGTCATCAGGTTGATCATGTCCTGATTCATTCCGGGCATGAAGTTCAGCCACGTAGCCGCCTTGCTAGCGTCCATGCTCCCGGATTTGATCTGGTTCTCGATCCACGCCTGCGCCTTCCGATAGGCGGGGTCAGCGTCATCCGTCATCGGGTTGATCCCGGCGTTGTTCATCAGCGCGTTGAACTCCGGGCTGGCTGCCTTGCCACCGAACCTCAACATGTTGAGCTCTTGCTGCATGGCGTTCAGCGCGGACGCGGCGGCTCCGGCCGATCCGTGAATCTGCGAGATCATGCCCTCCCACGTCGAGAGGTTCGGGATGCTGGTGTTGATGGTCTTGGCCCACCGCCCGGTAGCGGCGTCCATGTCACCGACCTGCTTGACGAACTGAACGCCCGCGTTCCCGACTATCCCGCCGACCACGCCGAGGATGCCCTTCTTCAAGACGCCGAACATCTCAGCCATCTTGACGCCCGATTCCTCGATCCCCTTACCGAAGCTCTGCGCGCCTTCCTGCGTCTTTTTGAACGCTGCTAAGGCTTCACGCTGGCCCTCCGTGAACTTCCGGGTGTCCAGACCGAGGACGACGATCAGCTCGTCTATGACTTCCGCCACGGGCTACTCCCTGTTCCGATTCCGCTTGGCGATGACCCGGTCATTGTAGGCGTCGATGGTGACGACCTCAATCAGGTCATAGAGGTCCTCCAGCCCAAGCGTGGTGGAGAGCGGCCCGATCAGCGACTTATCGATGGACAGGAGCATCCCGACCCGGGGGGACAGGTTCGGATATTCTACGAGTCCGCTGCCTTCGGTGTCTTCGACATGATGGTAGACACGAGGATCGAGAGGGCGTCGAGAAAAGAAAAATTTGTGTGCACGCTGACGACCTGATCACGGAGCCACCAGCGGGTCGCCACTTCCTCGATGTCGTCATCCAGCGTCAGCGCGGAGGCCACGTCCGGGTGCCGCATATCCCGGATGACCTTGACGCATTCCAGCAGCTCATCACCGAGCGGGATCATGATCGAGGGTTCTACGCTTCCGCGCAGGAAGGTGTTCAGGCCGACGACCGCGATGCCTTCCCAGCCCATACCGGCGAGGTCCATCGGGAGAGAGCCGCCGCCCTTGTTGAAGGTGAAGGCGAGCCGCTGCATCCAGTTGTCCGCCTTCGCGGCCGGCCACTCCTCGATGAAGTAGGTCCGGCCTTCGTCACGGTTCTCACACGCCGGAAACTTGGGGACCACGACGGTCCGGGTCTTGCGCGCCATGATGCTAGCCCGGTGCGGGCAGGATGCTCTGCCACGTGATCTCGTAGGAGCGCGGCTGCAGGAGCTTCTTCGCGTTCGGAGCGGGCTTGTAGCTGGTCAGCGCGCCGCCGACGAGCGTCCACTTCGACTGAATCGACGGCAGCTTGATCAGGCCGTTCGCGAGGTAGGTCTGATGCGTCGATTGCGCCTGAGCCCACCACGCGTCGAACAGCGCGTTCGACAGCGAGTCCGCCTGCAGGGAGATCGTCTGAATCACCGGGACGAAGACGAAGCCGACGGAGAGGACCCCATCGACGCCCATCATCGTCTCCGCCGATTTGATCGCCGGGATGTCGAAGGCCTCTTCGTTGGAGAAGCCCTGAATCTGCTGCGGGTTCGAGAAGACCAGCGGGACCGACAGGGTCAGGACTACGTCGGCAGAGGTAATTGCGCCCATCTTCGTTTCCTCACTGGACCGTGACGGTGTTGAGCGCGATCGATTGAACCGCACCGCGATCCAAATACCACAGCGTGATCGCCCACGGCCCGCGATTGACGCGGACGGTCGAGGACTGCTGGAGCACTTGGAGATAGTAGCCCTGCGCTTGAAGCGTCGTGGCGATGTTCGTACCGGCCGCCGCGTTGACGGAGGCGATCTGCGAGGAGGAGATCGTGCCCGGCTGCGCCGCGCCGAAGTTCAGCGCCGCTTGGATCGGGCTGGCGAGCGCCTGCTCGATTAGGCCCGCGCCGATGGTGTTGAACGGGACCGACTTGATGGTGCCGAGGAAGTTCGCGAGCGTGTTCTGGAGGAGGTTTGTCCACCAGATCATGTTGATGTAGCTGTCCAGCCACTTGAAGGAGCCGGTCACGGAGCCGCGCTGGAACCACAGGAAGTTCTGGTTCGCCGCGGCGACGGCACCGAAATAGTTGTAGCCGTTGCCGACCGAGCCGGACTGCTGCGGGTTGCCGCCGAGGTTGACCGCCGCCGTCGCGGTCGTGACGTCCGACACGAGGCCGACTTGGTTCTTGAAGGCGAAGGTGATGCGCCCGTTCGCCTCCTCGAAGTCGATTGCCGCCGCCGCGCCGGTGATGAACGCGGCTTGGTTCAGGTCGCTCAGCGAGGAGATCAGGCAGGTGCCGGAGTCGCCGTTGTTCTGCAGCAGGTAGCCGAGGCTGGAGATCGCCGGGACCGACAGCCGAGGCGTCGGGTCGGTGTCCCAGCAGATGTAGGCGTACCGGTTCGGGTAGGCGTTCTTCCAGCCGGCGAAGGCGAGCTTCTGCAAGTTGCCGTTCGCCGCGTCAGGGTCGTACGCGTTCATGTACGTGACCCAATTGGTCGTGTTCGCGACCACGGCGTTGAGGCAGGCCGCCGGCGTCTGCGCCACCGCGCCCTGCTGCAAGAACGCTCCGGTCGCGGAGGTCAGCAGGAGCGAGGTCGCCAGCGTGCCGGTCGCGAAGGCGATGGTCGAGACCGGGCCGACGTTGCCGGACGTGATGACGAACGCGCCGGAGGTCGAGTCGTAGGCCACTGTCGCCGGGGTGCCAGCGCCAGCGAGAGCCGCGCTCGTTACCGTCTGCGTCAGGTTGACGAAGTAGGTGCCGGTGCCGCCCACGCCCGTGCCTAGCTGCGTGATGATCGTGCCTGCCGCGGTCGTGCCGCCGGAGACGGTCTGACCGACCGCCCACACGCCCGTCACCGCGCCGCCGACCGTCAGCGTGCCGTAGGTGCCGCCGATGGCCGCGATGGGAGAGCCAGCCGATCCGGCCGACTGATAGTTGTTGACCGAGTAGGTGCCGATGCCGCCGGTGATTCCGGAGAGCTGGTTGCCGATGGTCGTCAGCGCCGAGACGCCGGTGCCTGAGATCGCCGCGCCGCTGACCACGGTGCCGGAGGTCACGGACGTAACGGTCAGGACGTTGCCGGAGATGTAGCCCGCGACGGAGAACGTCGAGGCGGCGATGCTCGATGCCGCGCCGGTCGAGATCGACGGGATCGCCCCGTTGATGCCGGTCTGGATCAGAGCGGCCGCGCTGGAGAAGCTCACCGCCGCGGACAGGTTGATCGAGGCTGCGTTGTGCGCAACGCCGTCGATGGTGACGTTCAAGGAGCCGGTCAGCGCCTGCAACTGAGCGAGCGTCAGGGCCGCGCCAGCGTTGCCGCCCCACAGGTAGCCGGGGCTCGAGTTCGGAGCGAACTGCGCGAACAGGAGCGCGCCCGGCAGGACGTCCGAGCCGGCGTAGCCGCCGAAGTAGCCGGAGCCGAGACCGCTCGCGCCGCCCGCGATGCGCGCCTCGACGGAGGCCGCTCCGAAGAAGGCGGCGACAGACGCGGCGGTCGCGAATGAGTAGACCGCGCCGAGCGGGACGCGGTTGCTGGTCGTCAGGACGACGCCGTTGGCGTCCAGTTCTGAACCGCCCGCGCCGAGGACGCTCGGAGTGACCGCGATGTAGATTGAGGCCGGGATGGTCGTCATTTGGAGCCCCTTATCATGGGTAGGCCACCTGAACGTCGGTCACGGTCAGCGCCACCGAGTCCGCGAACTGCTGCGGAACGCTTACCACGATGTTCGCTTGCAGCAAAGCATCCACCACCCAACGCCACTCAAGCTGCTGTTCCGCGTTGTAGAAAGGCAGCTCACGCGCGTCATCCGCATAGAGCGGGACCGCGTAGGCGGGTGACTGATTCGCGAACAGGTTGACGCCGAACGAATCACGCAGCAGCGCGGAGACCGTGTTCGCGAGGTCTCCGGAGGTCTGATCAGCGGAGTGAAAGTCGAGCTGGATCGTCGCCTTCGCCGGCATCGTCACGGTCTGCTGACCGGCCGACATGGTCCGGCTGGCGATATTCTGCGACGGCGAGACCGTGTAGGAGCCCGTTCCGCCGGTCCCGGTCCCGAGAGCCGTGACCGTCGTCGGAACCGCTAGGTCAGCCCCGTAGATGATCGAGCCCACCGTTATCGGGCCATTCAGGGTCGGATCGAAAGCAGAGACGTTCATGACCGTCCCGGAGATCGCCGCGGTGAACTTCGAGTCCAGATAGGCGTCAGTGTTGAACTCGATCCGCTCGAAGCGCGGAGGAGACATCACGATAAAGCGCGGGACGGACGGTTCGGCCACGCGGTTCGGTTGGCCGGCGATCACCTGAACGTCGGACGGCACGACGGCGACGAGAAAGGACCTCATCGCCGCCAGCAGGTTCGACGTCGTCGGTGAGGCCGAGATCGTCATCGATAGAACGCCACGTCGAGGATCGGCGAGCCGGAGGCCGCGATGAACTGGATGCGCGGCAGCGTCCCGGAGTAGATGAAGCCCGCCAAGCCGAACAGCACGAGGTTGCCGATGGCCGCCGTCGGCGCGGAGCCGTCATCACGCCAGCGCACGTTCGCCGTCTCCGCCTGCAGGAACGCGTAGGTCGCGCCCGGAGGGACACCGCCGAAGCTCGCAGCCGCGACGGAGATCGTGGTCGCTACGGAGGTCACGTAGACCCCGGTGCCGCCGGGCGTCCCGCTGGTCTGAGAGACGATGGTCGTGCCGACCGGGATGCCGACGCCGGTGACGACGACGTCGCCGACCTTGATGATGCCGGAGGTCAGCGTCGTCACGGTCAGGTTGGTACCGGAGCCGGTCGCGGACGCGATCACGGACCGCGTGCAGACCGAGAGGCCGACCGAGCCGACGAGCTGCGCCGCGCTGATCTGGCAGTTGCCGAGCGGGGTGAGCATGTTCAGCGGATCGACGCCCTGCGCGCGCGCCGGAGCCGACAGAGCGATGAGGACCGCGAGCGCGGACCCAATCAAGTTTTTCAAGTTCAAGATCAAGTTCATGTTCAACTCCCGTTTTGCAGCGTAGCCGCTACCTTGCACCAGCCAGCGCTGAAGCTGTATCCCTCAAGGACCATCGCGACCAGCCACACCGTTCCGTCAGGGAATGTTATCAGATCGCCGCCCTGATTCGTCGGGCGGTTGAGGCCCTCGACCGATCCCGACAGGTAGAACACCCGCCTGCTGCCGTTCAGGTTCAGGCCGTCCATCTGCTGGATGTCGCGGAATGAGATCGGCTGGACCTGCGCCAAGATCGAGACCGGGTCCGCGTAGGTCGGGACTCGCGTCCCGTCCGGGTTCGTCGTCCATCCGGTCGAGACCTTCACGGAGACCGGGGTCATCGGGTTGACCGCACCGATCAGCGGGCCGGCGATCTGGTGCAGGTTCATCAGAAGCTCGCGAGGTTGGCCGGGTTGGCGGAGAGCGTGAACTGACCATCTTCGGCCGTCACGGGGACCGGATCGCCGATCCCGGTGTGAATCGACCAATAGACCGTCTGCGGAGCCGGGATGTTGCGGGTATCCCACATCGCCGTCCACTGGACCCCGCCGCCGCTCGGAGGCGTCATGGAGACGGAGATCGGCGTGGTCGCCTGCGCCGGGAGGATGTTCACCGTCGCGTTGTCCGGCTGCAGGACCACCCCGTTGACGTCATAGAAGGTCGTCGCGAACTGAATGGTCGCGCCGCGCACGAGAACTTGGGTCGATCCGGCTAGACTCATCTCACTGTCCCTTCTTCTCGCCCTTTACCACGGTTTTCGACGCGCCCGAAGTCAGGTTGGTCTGCGCGGACGCCTGCGTGACCTTCACGATCCCACCGTACCGCGTAATGATCGAGGTCGCGTAGAACACCGGAGCGTAGCGCGGGATGAACAACGTGCTCTCCCACGGCATGATCGCCCCGGTGTAGCGCCGTCGGTAATAGGTCGGAGGGGTCGGGAAGTCGAAGGCTCCGAGCACGAACGTCGGCGGCGGTATCTTCGTCATCTCGAGATCGACCGCGAGAGCGCCACCGCGGCGCGGCCACGGCTTGATCTGCTCGAACTTGGCGTTATCGACCCACAGGAGCGGAGCGAACAGTGGGAAGGCCTCCACCGCCTGCTCGAACACCTCCGGCCCGTGCCAGCCGTAGCGAGGCCGTAGGACAGGCTCAGACGGAGCCCAGCCTACCGGCCGGAAAACGGAAAACAACGCGTCGGTGCCGTCCGAGCCCCGCGCGACGGCCCCGCTCCGCTCGAACCTTACCCGAGGAGCGATGAACGGCTGCTCATGCCCCCACGGGAACAGGGTCACGAACTGATACAGAGCCTCGTTGCCCGGCTCGCCGGCCATGACGGCTCCCGCCCGCTCCGGCCGGGGATGCCGGAAGAACGGCGGCGCGACCTCCCAGCCCATCGGCGGAGGCGGCAGGAAGAACGGAGCTTCCGCCATGATCTGCCACGGCTCGAACGCGCCGGCGAGCCGGACGCGCGGCCAAGGCGGCTGCGGTGGCTGAACCTCGAACCCGAACGGCAGGAAGTTGCGCAGCAGGTCATAGACGCCGTCGTCGCGCGGAGCCATCCCGGCGAAGCCGGACGGAGAGCGGTTGAAGCGCGGCTCGAAGGCCGGGACCTCCCAACCCATCGGGGGCGGAGGCAGGAAGAACACGGACTCGACGTTCCCGAGGTTATCCTTGGAGAGTGCCGCGCCGCGATTATATCGAACCCGGAACGACTCCAGCGGCGGGACCTGATCGAACCCCATCAGGATCAGGTTGGCGACGATGTAGACGTAGAGCGATTCGTTGCCGGGCTCGACGGGCATGATCGCGCCACTGCGCTCCGGTTTCGGATGCGGCGGCTGCCACGCCTGATTCTCCCAATTGAAGTTGAACCAGCGGCGGTAGAGGTCGTAGTTGCTGTCATCGCCGTGCGGAGCGATGGACGCGAACTTGAGCTCCGGCGCGCGATGCTGCGGCTGGTGCGGCTGAACCATCCAGCCGAAGTTTCGCCAGAACGTGAACGTGCCTTGGTTGCCGTCATTGCGCGGCATGATCGCGGCGGCGCGGACCTGCGGCGTCTTGACCGGGTTAGGCGGCTGCGGCGGCTGAACGTCCCAGCCCCACTGATAGAAGATCGCCTGCGGATAAAAGACGTACTGATGTCCATGATCGCCGAAGGCGACGGCACCGGACTTTTCCGGCCGAGGATGAGGCGGCTGCGGCTGCGGCACTTCCTCGAAGCCGACGCTCACCCAATAGGTCCACTTCGCATGAGTGCCGTCATCCTTCGGCATGATCAGGCCGCGCATGTTCCACTGCGGCCAGCGCGGCGGCTGCGGCTGCGGGACCTGCTCGAACCCGAGCGGGAAGAAGTTCGCGAACTGCTTCACGATGCCGTCGTCACCGCGCATCCCGACGCCGCGATAACCGGTCCAGCTCCGCACCGGGCTCGGCGGCTGCGGTGGCTGGTTCTCGAAACCGAAGTTGTAGTAGGGCAAGCCCGCTGGGTAGAAGACGTTCTCCGTCCCCTGCTCGCCGACCGCCACGCCGCCGTGCCGCGCCTCGACCTTGATGTGCGGAGGCTGAACGGATTGAACCTCCCACCCGAACGGAAGGTAGTTGATCTGAGTGAACCGGCCGCCGTCAGCCGCGTCACTAGGCATCATCGCCGCGCGCTGAGCGAATCGCGGTGCCGGTGGCTGAACGTCCTGCGCGGAGTGCGGCCACTTCGGCGTCGGGTTGAAGAAGACGAACGGCGAGAACACGCCTTCATCTATGCCGCGCATGATAGCACCGGATCGATTGGCCTGCTTTTTCGCGAAGGTCTGCGGGAGTCCCTGATCACTCGCAATAAAGGACACGTAAGTGATGATGATTAGGCCGCCCGTGCCGGCTCCACCGGCCGACCCAGATGGCGCATTGGTATCCGATCCGCCGCCGCCACCGCCAGCGCCATAGCTACCGCCAGCACCACCGACACGATCTCCACTTCCGTTGGCGGCACCCCCACCGCCACCACCGCCGCCAGCCCCTCCTGTCGGAGTCGTGTTGGTGTATGTGGTCCCGTTCCAAGTATTCGTTGCCGTCCATTCAGCGCCTGAACCGCCAGTGCCACCAGCCGTAGGAGTAGTGGCTCCACTGGACCCGGCGCTACCGCCGAAAGCAGCATCTCCAGTGCCCCCAGCGCCACCAACGCCCGAGCCCGCTCCGGACGTTCCACCGACATTCCCAGCTCCATGAAGGCCAGCACCACCGCCGCCGCCACCACCACCAGAAGGGGCGGCAACGTCACCGATACCGCCTGTTCCACCAGTGAACCGAGTTGTTCCTGTCCCTAGAACACCTCCAGCACCACCGATGGCGGTGCCCCCGCCACTACCGCCACTGCCACCTTTCGCGACAATTGCAGATGCATTAAACGTGGTGTCTCCACCATTGCCACCCGCCGTAGGAGTGGTGGTCCCTCCCGAGCCGGGACTACCTATCGCATAGGAAACGGTTGATCCGGAAAGAACTACGTTGGTCGATTTGGAGTAGCCACCCCCGCCCCCACCGCTGCCTGCACCAGAACCATTGGCGTCACCGCCGCCGCCACCGCCACCACCACCGATGCACTCGACGGAGTTATTGCCGTTGTTCCAGTCCCCCGGAATCGTCCATGACGTTCCGGCGGTTAGGAAGATGACCTTAGTGACCATCGGCGCAGCTCCGGCGGTTCGGCTAAGTCCGCGTCAGGCCGAATCAGATGCCGGAGATGAACGCGTTGAACGCTGCCGCTACCGCGTTGTTGATGTCGGTGTCTAGGCAGAGCAGAGCCGCCGTAGCGATCTGCTGGCCGGTCATGCCGGCGAGCGTCCCGGCCGCCGTCGCCTCATTAGCGACGATAGAGTTCGAGGAGACCGCGTTGATGAACAGCGGCTTGTACTGATTCGGGTTGTTCAGGACCTGCGCCGCGTAGTTCTTGCGAGCTACGTGGAGCTGGACCGTGGTGGAAGTGATCGTCTCACTCGGCACCACGGTCGTGCAGAACTGAATGAGAGCCGCAAAGACCCGGCTGCCGAACACGCTGTCAGTGGCGAGGATCGCCATGTCGTTTAAGTTCGCCGTCGCCATCTTCCGACTCCCTCAGTTCCCGGAGAGCTATTGCTACATCATCCACGGCTCCCCGCCAATCCAGCTTGTCGAAGTCGTGCTGCCGGAAGACCCGGGCGGTCGGGTACCACGGGCTGGACGTGTTCCAGCTCGCCCCCGGTCGGTGGCAGAGGAAGTGCCAGCTCGCGCCGTTCCGCTGCATCAGGACCCACACCGGCTTACCCATCGCGCCGGCGAGATGCGCGATGGCGGTGTCCACCGTGATCACCAGATCGAGGTTAGCGACCAGCGCGGCGGTCTCCGCCCATGTCGGCTTCTCCGGCAGGACGTCCCGGACGAAGCCGGGAAGGCCCTCGGCGCGCCCGTCACCGACTTGCAGGGAGATGAACTCGTCCGGCCCGGAATCGTGCGTCAGCCGCTCGACGTCCCGGAAGTGCATCGACTTCATCGAGCCGTACCGCTCCATCCATATGTTCAGGTTGCGCCTGATCCCGGAGGACCAGCACAGGCCGATCTTCCGACCCTTGATGCCGGTCAGGTGCTGCCCATAGAGGCTGGTGAGGTCCGGGTCCGCCTTGAGGTACGGGCCGAACCACGGAACCGTGTCTATGTCCGTCCCGAAGGCGTGAGGCAGGTCTCCGATGGGGATGTGATAGTCGAACGGCTTGAGCCCGAGAGCGCCCGGGTAGTCCAGCGCGCGCGGCATGACCTCGATCTGCGGCATCGAGTCCTTAACGAGGTCGATCAGCGACGGGTCGCACTCGTAGCGGACCTTGTAGCCGTTCCCAGCCAGCAGCGGCAGGTAGCGCAGGATCGCGATGTTGTCGCCGTGGCCGGCCTCCGTGTGGACGTGGATGACGGTCGGCCGCTCCTCCTCTTTCAGGATCGGGTCCAGCATGATCGACGCCTCTCCGGTCCATTCCGGACGCGCGAATCGGTGGTGAGGCACGTAGATCGCCTGCACCGTGACCTCCTTGATCCCGCCCTCATAGTGCTCCTCCCAGCCCTCCTTGTACCGGCCGATAGAGTGAAGCGGCAGTGACTTGTTCCAGTGAACGATGGGCTGGTTGCTCGCGCCCTCCGCCAGCGCCTTGTCGAACAGCTCGATGGACCGCTCATGATTCGCCTGCCGGTACTCCATCATGGCGAGGACGTGGTAGGCGTCACCCTTGCGGACCTCCAGCTCGATCAGCCGGTAGCAGAGCGTCCGGGCCAGCTCATAGTCCTCCGTATCGACCGCTATGGTCACGCGGTTCAGGAGCGCGGCCGAGATCGCCGCCGGGTCATCCAGCTTGACGGCCTCCCCGAGCTGCCGGTCATACGCCGCGGTGCAAGCCTCCGCGTTCATCAGGTCCGCCTCGACCCCGCCGAGGCATGACCACACAGCCGGGTTTTCCGGCTCGATCTTGGCGGCCAGCTCCGCCTCATGCTTCGCGACGTTCAGCGCACCGAGACCGCAGAGAGCCCGGACCATCTCGACGCGGTAGTCTGAGGCGCGGGGATCGGCGTCCAGCGCGGAGCGGTACCAATCGATCGCCACGCCGTATTTCTTCATGTGGAGCGCGTTGCGCGCGAAGTTGGCGCAGGCCTCGCCTCGGGCGATCCGAGCGCGTCCATTCCACGGCGGAGGGGTGGAGATCATGACCAGCCGGTAGAGCCGGTCAGCGGCGATGGATCGGTTAGCCTCCGCGTGATCCCGCGCGCGGGCTATCAGGCCCTCGACCTGATCCATGTCCCTCGGCGCGTCATTCGTCAGGTTCGTGAATCCGACCTGATAGTCGCAAAACTCGAAATCCGCGCCGACCTCAAGCGCGAACTGCGCGACCAGCCCGCCCTTGCCGATCACCTTTGCCTGCGGATAATCGTCGGCCGAGATCACGCTGTCATCGACGACCACCAAGGTCCGCGCGTGCATCTGCGGCAAGGCGGCCATCAGCTCACGGTAATGATGGACCTGAGACGGAGCCTCCCTGATCCAGTCATGGTGTGAGGCGTCGAGGTAGAGCAGATCTACCGGATGATCCCAAAGGTCTCGATCCCCGAGGAACGCTACGCTGTCCCCGCAGTGCATATAGACGTTCGGGCAGAGCTTCTTCGCCACCTCGACCTTCTCCGGGATGATCTCGACGGAGCGCGCGGTGCAGGCCGGATGCGTCTCGATGTACTTCTGAAACAGGATGGTCGAGCAGCCGTTACCGATCCAGTTGTCCGGGTCCTCGACGCAGCCGGTCTCGATGATGTGGACCGGTCGGTCGAACGAGTCGAGATGCTCGAACATCTTCCGGAAGGTCCGCTCGCGCGGGAAGACCTCGGAGGTCCCGAGCTTCGGGGCGGCGAAGGTGTCGAACCACGTCCAGAACTGCTCACTTTTCATAGCGGGAACTCCGATGTGCGGATTGGGTCTGCGGGCTGGTCGAGCTTGACGCCGCAGAACGGGCAAGCCTTCCAAGATGTTTCGATGTCGCGGGAGCAGCCGGGACAGGTCGGCTTCGGCGGCGGTCCGATCTCTCCCTCGTTGGGGTGCCGGCGCGTCCGCTCTTCACCGACGTAGCCGTCATCGTAGAACAGGACGTGGCCGGTCCCGCAGCAGCGAGCGCATGATCCCTCTGATTCCTGCGGGATGCCGCGCCCCTTGCAGTCCGGGCAGTCCTCATAATGGGAGTGATGCCACGGCGATCCGGTCTTGGTCGCCATGATCTCGATGTGGTCATGCCCCTCCTCGAAGGAGTTGCAGCCGAACTGCGTCCCGGTCTCGATTCCTAGAACCTCGCAGCGCGCCTTACCGGGCGGCGACTCGTAGTTCACGACGACGGAGCCGTCCTCGTACTTGGTCACGCGCTTGGTGAGCCAGAGGCGGCAGTCAGAGCAAATGCCCATCAGGGTCTCCCGTTTGAAAGTTCGGGAAACCTATCGACTTTTTACGACGGGCTCAATAGCAGCGCCACGCCTGCTTGTGGATTTGAGATTGAAGGTGATGCTCTCGCTCCTGCCGCTCCGCTTCCTTCTCATACGGGCGGCAGCCCTTCCCGACGCATCTGAGGCAGATCAGCTTCATGCAACCACGGCACATCTCGACGTGGTCGAACATCCGCTTGAGGCTCGGGAAATCGGTGATCGTCTGACAGTGCGAGCATGTCGAGGAGTGAGCTTCGACCTCGCCGTAGACGGGGTCGAAGTAGGTGTTGATTCCGCCGGGTTTGATACGCAGCGCCGGCATGGCTGATCAGCGCTCGATGAAGCTGATGTTGCCGATGGCGGAGGCGGTGAAGTTCGAGCTGTTGACGCGGAGGCCGAGGCCGTTGCCGCCCGTAGCCGGGATGATGATGTTGTCGCCGTCGTCCAGTGCGCGCCAGCGGTACGAACCGCGCTGGTTGATGCCCCAAGACTTGAGCGACAGACCGTTGCCGGCGGTGGTGTAGGTCGGCTCGACGGTGGCCGCGTTGTAGAACAGCGTGGCCGCGACGTAGTCCGCGGTGTCCAAGGCGTTCGCCGCGACGACGGTGGCCGCCAGCGAGGGGGTGGCCGCTCGGGAGAGGTCCCACTGACACTGGCAATCGGTCGAAGCCAGCGCGCCGGTATGACCCATCTCGATCTCGTACACCTGCGCGCGCTTGGTGCCGCCTGCGGCGAGGAAGCCTGTGGTCTTGTACGTGGTGGCAACTGCCGAGATCAGAACAGGTGCTTCAAAGTTCGCCATGATCGAGGTCCTTTCAGACGGGTCGGTTTGAGACTTACATCAGATTCCCCGGTTTCACAATCGGGGCCGATTGTTACAGGGTGCCAGCGCCGAGGTTCTGGAGCGTGCAGGTCGTCAGCGTGTTGATCGTGACGATGAAGTCGCGCCACGTCGCGGTCTGGATGGCCGCGGTACCGTTGACCGTCCAGCCGGTGTTCGTCGTCACGGTCCACGCGGCGGAGTTCGCCGTGTTCTTGACGCGGAGGACGTAGGTGTCACCCGGAGCCGGGCCGACGATGGCGGTGAGGAGCTGCGCGACGGTCGGGAGCTGGACGTTCGCCGCGCCAGCCGGGTTGCCGGTCAGGTCCAGCTCGACGAAGGCGGAGCCGCCCGTGATCTGCGCGCCGGTAGCCGTGAACGTGACCGCGCTCGCGGAGACGTTGTAGGCCGCCGAGGTATCCGCGATAGGCGTGCCGTTGGCCGCGACCTCCGTCCAGTTCGCCGCGCCCTTGGTGGCGTTGATGCAGGAGTAGATCGTCTGGAGCGTCTGGTTGAACCAGACGGAGCCGGTCGAGTAGCCCTGAGAGCTGTCGTTGCTCGGGCCGGGGTTGGTGGTCGCCGTGTAGTTGTTGACCAGCGGGATGTTCGCCGGAAGCTCGCCTTTGTCCGTGGACCAAAGAGTGAAACGCGCCATTTTCTATTCTCCTTCGGCCCTGTATACGCGGGCGTTAGCGTTACGTTGAGGGGTACTCAGGTCTTCACTTCATAGTCCACGCTGTCGAGCATCACCCCGGTGTCGACGAGGGGCTTCGCTCCGAAGGTCGAGGGCTTGGTCTTGTCATAGACCATCCCGGACACCCCGCGCTTCCGCAGCGTTGATTCGGCCAGCGGAGGCGAGTTCGTGTCTACAATACTTTCGCGGAGTTGTCGCGTCACCGCTTCCCCGACCTGATTGAGGGTCCGCGCGGCGTCATAGTCGTTGGCGACCAGCAGCGCCCCGGTGGCTGGACCCCACTCCTTGCTCTTGTTCTTGATCATGTTCGAGAAGAACGGACGGGCCGGGATGCCGACCGACGGCGCGCCCCAGTTCTGAATGGCGGCGATCATCGCGACCGGGGTGCCGTCCGGGTAGGTCTTGTCAGCGAGGAAGCCGACCTTGACGCTCTGCGCGGACGTCACCTTGCCGGCCATGGCTTGCAGCTTCGCGGACAGTTTGTCGCCGCCCTTGATCTCAGCCACGGTCAGTACCTTCCACGGCTCCAGCCCGGTCCGAGGATCACGCCCGGAGGAACGCCGATGCCGCCCGGAGGCACGAAGGTCGCGCCCGAGAGACGGTAGCCGGCGGTCGCCGCCCAGAACTCCGCGCCGTACCGGGTCTGCATGTACCAAGGCTGAGAGGGAGAGCCCGCGGCCGCGTCACCGATGTCAGCGCCGACGGAGACGGAGCCCTCGCTGGCGGTGTTGATCCGGCCGACGATGGGAGACGCGGGTTGGACCGCTAGGCTGGCGCTTGTTGGGTTGCCGGAGCCATCGCGCGGGGCCGAGAGCCAGCCGATGTGAGCGGTCAGTAGGTAGAGCAGGACCGTCATCGTCCCCGTGTCGCCGGACGCGGGGTTGTTGCTCGTGTTTTCCCACAGGACGCTGGCGCGGAGGAACCAGCTCTGCTCCGCGATCAGGTCGCAGGCGATGAACTCCGGGAACATCGCGTTGAAGTCGTTCTGGACGAACGTGACCAGCTGCGGTCCGTTGAGCGTGATGGCCATCAGGTCCCCTCGGGGGTGTTCTCTCCGCCGGTCGCGTTGCCGAGCAGCTGGACCTTAAACTTCCGCACCGATTCTGTCTCGCTGCGGATCGCGGTCTGGATGTGCTCCAGCCCCTTGACCTCAACCATCAGCTCGGAGGCTGCGCCGGCGATCCCGAGCTTCGCATCCTCCATCGCCTTCCGGACGTCAGCAAACAGGGAGCCGATCTCCCCGAGCATCTTCGTACTTCCGCCGATCTCAGCCATCGTCTTCTCCACAGATTGCGCCAAATGGCGGTCGAGTTCGACGCTCTTGGCTATCGTCTCGTTGAAGTTCACTTCGCCGGCGGCGGCGTAGGGTTTGGCTCCTCGCCCTCTTTCAGGACGTAGATGTGATTCATGGCGACCATCGGGTTGAGTTCGTTCTGCTTCAACCACTCCGCCATCCACGCGTCCGGGACCTCCGTGATGCCGGGAAGATGCGCCTTTTCCGAATCGCGGTCCGGACCATTGAGCCGGTGACCGACGCCGTCCCGGATCATCTGCTTGACGCCCGTGCCGTCATCGAAGCCGGGCTTGAATAGGTTCAGCATGACGCCGTTCGGGTGATAGCAAGCGACCTTGACCATGATGGTTTCTCCTAACCTGCTGCGGTCCGCGCGCCGGTCTCGATCTCCGAGACCTCAGAGCGGGACGGTTTCGGGACTCGCGGGTCTTTCTTCTTCGGATCGACCGGCTCGAGACCGCTCTGATTCGCGATCTGCTCGCGCGCCTGACCGGTGACGTGGTCGAGGTTCTCGTGCGCGAAGATCATGCCGTTCTGGACCAGCGGGTTGAGCTTGTTCTGGCGGAGCCACTCGTCGAACCACTCCTTGTCGATGCCGGGGTTCATGGCCGCGCCGGCGACGATCAGCGGTTTCTCCGGGAAGCCTTCCGGTAGGGTACCGCGCGGGAAGGATGTGCCGCGCAGCCGGACGACGTTGCCGACCCGGATCGCTTCCTTGACGTCCTTGGCTCCCTGCGAACTCATCTCCCGCTTTTCGATGATCTGGCAGAGCTGAATGTCGAGGTAGGCCACGCCGAGCTTGCAGGCGACCGTCACGGTGGTCCCGGACTTCTTCGGCTTGGCGATCTCACCGTGCGCATCCCGGACGCTGTCCGGACGCTGCATGGACGCTGCGTTGAGCGCCTCCGCCGCCGTGGGCTGATCAGCCGCCTTCGCCGCGGCTGCCTCTGCTGCGCGCTTCGCCGCCCGGGCTTCGCGCTTCTCTTGTGCCGTCATCGCCATCAGGTTTCTCCCCTCGGGTGTTTGCCGAGGCAGACTTATGCACAATCAGCGATAAAAAACAAATAGGGCCGGAGGGCATGTCCCCTCCGGCCCCGGACTTTTGCTGGGGGGTTATTTCTCAGACGCCGATCATGCCGGAGATGCCGATGGGCATCCGCGTGATGGTGCCCCAAACACCGGAGGTCATCTTCTGCTTCCAGCTCGAAGGTTCCGGGATCAGCTTGTGAGCGCGGAGCTTCTCGTTGAAGGCGGGATAGGCGACCTTCTGGTTGTCGATCTTCTCGACGATGACCTGAAACACGTTACCCACGGCGCTGTAGCCTTGGATGTTGTTGGTGGTCCGCTGGCCGTACTGCGGAGCCGGGACGATCTTCATGTTCGGGAAGCCCTGCTTGAGCAGGTCCGCCACGGAGACGCCGAAGCTGTTCGTGAACTTCATCGCCAGCTGGGACTGCGGCGAAACGGCGAGCACCATCGGCGCGTCCATTTCGATAGCGCCGTTGGTCTGGTTGATGATCTGTTCGACCACCGCCAAGATGTCATTGTAGACCTCGTTCGCGGTCGCGGCCGGCGAGCCGGCGTTGAACCACGTGGTGCCGCCCCAAGCCTTGACGGCTGGGGACAGGTAGGCGGTCAGGTACGGGTTGTTGAGCAGCCCGTAGTTCTGAAGGTTCGCGATGCCGAAGGCGTAGCAGAGGTTGCCGAAGCGGTTCAGCAAGCCAGAGGCCGCGCCGGTTAGCTCACCGACGTAGTTGATGCGCATCAGGCCGGCCCGCTCCGTCTCCCGCTCGCCGTAGGCGACGAAGGTCTGGAACAGGTAGCTCTGGAACTGCGGGTAGTTGAAGTTGATGCCCGCGCGGCCCTGCGTCGAGAAGTCGTCGTAGCTCGACACTTCGCCCGTCTCTTCCAAGACCGGGAAGATGCGGGTCTCTTCGAGCCAGTCGCCCGCCTTCTTCTCGCCGCCGAGGATTTTGGCGATCTGGAGAGGAGCGAAGACGATGCGGATGACGTCCGGGTCGATGGCGGTCGTCAGCATCATCGGCAGAGCGGCGTTCGGGTCCGTTGAAAGGAACCCGGCGGCGTCCATCGCGAGCTGCGAGAGAGACCGGTTCGAGTTCTTCCATTCGTCGGGCACGAACATCTTCGTGCCGGGCAGGATCAGCCCGGCATCGGCATAGACGGGCGCGACCTCATTCCACGCTGCGATTGCTGCATTACGATCCATCGAAGTCACTCCTGCCTTTTCAAGTGTGGTCCAAGCTCTAGTCAGTCGAGCCGTTAGTTGTTGCCAGCATCCTTGAAGGAGCTGATGTAGACCGGCTCACCGTTCAGGCCGGACGAGCGCGCGATGAACGCCGTTTCGACCGCGAGGCTGGCGGTGATCGTGGTCGACGAGACCACGGTGTTTTTGTTCACTACCATCGTGCCGCCGGTACCACCGGTGCCTGCGATGTTCGCGGTGATGAAGGTGTTGGCGGTGACGCCCGAGCCGGTGAGCACGTCACCGACTGCGAAGGTCACGGAGCCGACCAAGGTACCGATGGTCAGCGTGCCGTAGGTACCGGAGACGGTACCGGAGGCGAAGGTGACTTCGCCGGTGTCGAGCTGGTAGCGACCGATGCCGCCGACCGCTTCACCCGCCAGCAGCGGAAGCAACTGCGAGTAGATGGTCGGAGCCGGAGCAGTCGGGATACCCGTGCCGGAGATCGAGCCGCCGACGACCACGGTGCCGGAGCCGACCGTGGTGACGGTCATGATCGAGCCCGCGCCGGAGATCGGCGAGGACGGAGCCGCGATAGAGGCGGTCACGGAGAAGGTCGAGGCGGCAATCGAGGAGGCGGTCGCGGATGCGCCGCCGAATACGGTGCCGGCCGCGGCGAACGCTACGAGGCCGCTGGCGACGAAGGCGAAGGCCTTCTGACCGGGGACCGCTTCCGTCGAGCCGCTGTTAACGACCCAAAAGTCACCGCCGACCTTGAGGGAGGTCTGAGCGCCGGGCTGAACCTGCATGCCCGCGTAGGACAGGAAGGTGGTGTTCAGCGCCTGCTGGTTCAGCATCATGAAGCCCTGCGGCGCACCGTTGCCGAAGGAGTTCGCGAGCGTGTCAGTGCCGTTCGGATCGATCGGAGGCGTTACCCACGCGAAGCGGCCGACGAACAGGGACGATCCGGCGACCAGACCACCGGGACCGGCGGGATAATCGAAGATCGGGTTCTGCGAAGCGCGGTTGCCCGCGATAGCGACGGCGGGCTGGAGGCCGACCTGCACCTGAAAACCACCCGAGTTGCTCATTGCCTAATCTCCTGCTGCGTCTTCGCGAAGTTCGTTTGAAGTGGGGTCCGGTCTCGACTCAGAGCGAGCTTGAGATGTTTTCGAGGCCGGGTGCGTACTTGATCGCCTTGCTCACCGCGTCCATCGCAAGCGCCGGAGCCGCCTGATGATCGGACTGGCGCGCGCCGTTGCGCGGCAGCGTCTTGAGGACCGCCTGCAGCGCGTCGGGGTGCATGGTCTTCGCGCCATCGACGTTCCGCATCACGAGCGCGTGGCGGTAGACGTCGGCGGCGGAGTCGAACGCCATGGTCTGCGGCAGGTCGCCGACCCACGGCTGGACCTCGGAGATGGCAACGCGGATCGCGTGCTGTGTCTTCTTGACCTCGGCGACCGCGCTCTGGATGGCAGCGTCCATGGCGGGCTTCGAGACGAGGTTCTTGTCGTCGATGTCCTTCATGGCCTTTTTGTCTTCCATCTTGTCAGCGTCGAGCGTGGTGTCGGTCTTCTTCTCGTTGGTCGCGATGTCGCGCCAAGTTGCCGGGAAATGCGACTCGGCCTGAGCGATGTCATCCTCGCCCATGCCCTTGCCGCGCAGGAAGTCGCGGAACGGTTCGACGTCGAAGGCGGGCTTGGACGGATCGCTTTTCGGGACTTCCTTCTTCTCCAGCTTCTGCTCCGGCTGATCGAGCGGCTTGACCTCGCCGGCTCCCTCGACTTCCTCGGCTTCCGCGTCAACCGCCTCCTCGATGCCGCCGAAGGCGTCGATGGCCTTCGAGAGATCGGCCATGGAAGCGTCGAGCGCGATGCCCTTGCGGAGCTTGCCGTCCAGCATCGAGCGGGTGTCCGCGAGCAGGGAGGCCTTCTTCTCGGTGAAGTTCTTGGCCGTCAGGCCGTGATAGGCCGAGGGCAGGGTGATCCGGGCGTCCATCGCCAGAAGCGGGGAGATCGTGGCGCGGGCGGTGTTCATGACCGCGATGGCAAACTTGGTCGACTTCATCTTGCTCTCCTTGAGTGCTTCGTCTCCGACGACCACGTCGGGTCCAGCTCGTCCGTCTTCCACGAGGGCTACGTGGTTGAACACGATGTCCCTCATCACTCCGTCGTATGCGCTACCACGGAAATTTCCCGGTGTCATGTCCGGCTTGTAGTGATAGCCCGCTGACAGCTCTCGCTGACGTCCGGACTCGATGGCGTCGATGGCCGCCTGCGCGTTCACGAACAGCGAGTTGTCGAGGTACTCACCATCGAACTCCGCGTCCGTTCCGAGCGATCCAACGGTGAGGTCCGGCTGATGGTCGTCTGCGCTGACGGGTACATGTTTTATGAGCAATTGCACGCCATTCAGCGTCGGCGCGGCCTTCGCCAACTCATCCGGGTCTCGTAGCAAATTATAGATACGCTGCGGATCAAGGCCGAGGTCCTGCCAACCCGGAATCTCCTCGCCCTTGTACGGGCAGACGTTGGCCTTGGAAATGTGGGTCCGCTTGACGATCAGGCGACCGTCGATGGTCTTCTCACGGACCGAATCGCGATCCATCGCGATCTGGAAACGCGAATCACTTCGCTGCATTGCGCGGTCCATGGCCATAGCGGCGGTCAGCATGTCAGCTCCTCTTGGGGTCCGGGGTCGGCTCGATGCCGGGCGGCCACCACGCCATAAGTCGAAACGAAGCCTGCTGCGCCGCCACCGCGCCGCGCTGCTGCTGGATCAGGTCTGCGGTGCCGGTCTGCAACGCGGTGATGTCGTCATCCGGGAGGTCCAAGGCGCGCGCGTCAGACCAGAACGACCACGCGGTCATCTCCGCTATCGGACAGGGAAGTCGGCCGGCAAGGACTTCGGTCATGGAATCGGATGTAACACGCGCGGCTCGCGCGCTCAACTATCACGGCGTTGACGGTCCGTTAACCGACTCCCGCTACGGTCAGGCGTCACCAACCGGAGGATACCAAATGGCAAGAGCCCTGATCGAAGTCGTCGCCCTCACCCTTTTCTGCGGGTCCATCCTGATCTGGATGATCATCTTCGGCTTCGGCTAGCCGAGGCAGCTCTATGGCGATGATCTCACAGATCACCGCCAGCAGGGCTATCGCCGTGAAGGTCAGCTTGATCATTCGCGGGACCTCCCGAATCATGCCGGTAGCCCTTGATGATATAGGTCGGCCGCCAGCGCATCGCCTTCTGCGCGCGCCTTCCTGCCACCCACCACTCGTCATGCTCCGCGCGGTAGATCGCCCACGCGTCCTCGTTCATGTCGCGCTTGACCGCGTTGCAGATGAAACAGCACCAGACCATCTTGCGTCCGCCGCGGGACTTCGGGATGACGTGGTCTCGGGTCGGCCGGAGCGCCGGCACGTTGATGTCCATGACGCGCGCGCAGTAGACGCAGAGCTTGCCGTGACGCCGGAGCGTCCTCTTATGGCAGCCGCCACTGCTCACGAGAATCCTTTGACCACCGAGGTTGAGACGCACCGGCAGTTGATCAGCTCACCGGGCCAGATGAACCGCTTGACCTTCGGGTCCGGATCGAACCAGCCCTTCGCCGGGTCATAGGTCTTGCCGCTGTTCTTGAAGTGCGTCGGCCTCGGCTCCTTGCCGCCGTGGGAGTGCAGCCAGATCGCCGTCAGGCCCAGCTCCTTCTGCCGGACGCGGACGAACACCGAGGTCGCCTTCCGGTTCTGATCCCGCGCGATCAGCGCCGCGCGCCGGTAGCTCACGCCGTACCGCGCGCGCAGCTCCTTGGTCAGGGTCCCGAGGTCGTGGCCGGCCGCGACGGAGCGCATCACGAGCCCCTGAACCTGAGAGTGATACTGCTGACCGATGGACTTGATCAGGCCGACGTTCTCCGCGACCACCGCCTGATAGGCGTCCCGCATGGTCGGCGTGATCGTCAGGTTCACGGTCAGACCGCCGTCCGCCAGTATCTTCTTGAGCGCCAAGGAGGAGCGGCGAGACGCGCGCTGGGCGAACCAGTCACCGAGCTTCGGCGCGGCCGCGTCGATCTTCTTCTGCCATCGCTTGCCGAGCATGGACAGCTCGCGCTCCAGCTCCTTCGCCGGGGTGGCGTCCATCGCCAGCCGTGGCGGGGTCGCGCGGTACTGCGCCTTGATCCAGTGCTCGTAGGAGGCGGCCATCTCATCGACCAGCGCGCGGACCTTCCGGCGATACTCCGCCTCGATGCCGACGTTCGGATGGACCGGGCGGAGGACCTTGTCACCCTTCGCGAGTCGCATCAGTCATCCAAGTCGGAGACGTCATCGAGGTCCTCGACCTCGGTCGGATCGCGGTCATCCGGGAACACCTTGGCGAAGGCCTTCTCCGTCTCCGCCTCCGTCGCATCCCTCATGGCCTTGCGCTTCGGCCACTCGCTCAACGGGAAGGTGTCCAAGCTGCCGTCATCGAGCTGGCCGATGCCGACGCCATCATCGTTGAAGCTCTCGTTCTCCTCGCGGGTGATCCTCATCACATCTCCTCCATCTCGATATGCGCGCCGTTGCCGGTCTTCGTCACCTTGTGAACCATGAACGACGTATGCGCCAAGAACAGGACCTCGCGCTCGTTGGGGTTGGCGGTCTTGGAGAAGTCAGCACCGCGCATCCCGTTCGCCTTGATCTTGTAGGTGACGTTGCCGGAGAACTTGAAGTTGACCCCGCTGGACGTGAAGCCGTGCTCGGTGACGAGCTGGCCGGGCACGTAGTTCGCGATCTGCTCCGCAGAGAGCGTCGTCCCGCGCTCGACCGTCCCGGTGTACTTCGGCATCTTCGCCATCGCCTTGTTCATCATGCTCACATACAGCGTATGCTTCGGACTCAGTGACTTCGTTCGCAGCGCCTTGTTCACGGCCTTGTAGGTCCCGTTGATGTAGCTCCTGATCAGCGCGTACTCGAAGCCGCTGATCGGGTAGTTGAACTCCTTCGCCTGCTTCTCGAAGTTCTTGAACTTCTTGAGCAGGTCCACCTTCGTGATGTCGCCCTCGCCTCCGATCAACTCCAACAGCTGATTGAACGCGGTCGCCTGCTCCTCCGTTACGCCGAGCGCGGCGATGACGTCCTTGTTCTTCTCAGCCGCCTCCGCCTTTTCCTTCACCGCCTCCTCGGCAGCGGCCTTGGCGACCTTCACGGCGTGAGCGTTAGCTTCGGCCTGTATCTTGGCCTTTTCCGCCCCCTCCTGCGCCGCGAGATCGTTGATCTTGGCGGTCATCGACTTGAACTCGTTGACCTTCTCTGCGAGCTGCTCTGGCGCGGGAGTCTTGCCCTCCCACTTCGCGTTAAACTCCTGAATCAAATTTGTGGCCAACTTCATCGGCTCGCCGCCGTGCAGCTCCGGCTTCGCGCCCGGAACGTATTGCAGTTGCAGCGCGACGTTCTTCTTGGCCTTCTGCAGATCAGCTTCCGTAGGTGCGGGCAGGCTTTGCGCGACCGTGAGACCTTGCTCTTTGGCTTTTGCCATGACCGCAGCGTGCTTATCCTGCTTCGATTTGAACTCCTCATACGACTCGAGTTCTGGATTCCAGCCACCACTGAGCGCCTCTTGCTTCTCCAGCGGCAGTTTTTCGATAGCGGCTTCGATGGCCTCCGGCGTATCCGGCTTCGACGGTATGTTGATCTTCGGGACCGTGCCGCCGAGCTGCTCGATCTTCTTCTTGAGGTTGCTCGCCTCCTTGAAGCTCAGGCTGCCCTTCGAAATCCCGTTGACGTAGGTCTTGGACCACGACTCCGCGAGCTTGGCCTTGAGGACCTCCGCCTCATCCGCAGGAGCGACGGCGATAGCCTTGATCAGCGCCTTCCGGTAGTTCGAGCCCGCGATGGCTGGCTTCTTGAGCAGGGTGGCGATGCTGGCGAGGACGCCTTCATCCGGCACCCCGCTTCCGCCGCCCGCGCCCGTGGCGAACTTGCCGTCCGGACCGCGCGGGTGCTTACCCTCCTCGAAGTCGGCCTCGTCGTCAGCGAGGACGCTGTCGGAGGCCTGTAGGCCGAACCGCTTAGCTAAGTCCGCCTTTCGGGAGATCAGCGTCTCGGCCAGCTCCGTATCCTCGCCGACGGCCTGTCGGATGGCTGCGTCCGGGATCGACGTGACGCGCGCCGCGGATTCCTTGAGGTCCGATTCGCTCATCTTGCCGAACAGCTTGGCCGCGTCCGGAGCATGGATGCTCGGGTCCTTGCCGCGCATGCTCTCGACTTCCTTGACCTTCGGGCCCCAGCCGGAGCCTTTCGGCGCTCCCTGCGCGCGGTAGCGGAGCGAGCCACCGACGTCGAGCGTCGTCACCTTGCCGTTCAGGACGCCCTGATTGTCTCCGCCCGTCCCGGCCGCGTCGTAGTTTCCGAGCCACGCGTGGATGGCGAAGTCCTTGGTCGCCTCCTTCCGCTCGGCCGGCGTCAGATCAGCGACGTTCTTCTTGTCGAGCTTCTCCAAGTCTGTCGCGACGTGGTTCCCGCCTTTGACCTCACGGTAGTTGAGCGTGTTGACGCCCGCGAGCTGGTACAGGCGCGCTGCCGCCAGTTCGTTCTGGACGTGAGCCTTCGTCTGCGGGCGCTTGATGTAGAACTTGTTGCCGGCCTTGTCCTCAAAGGTGCCTCCCTCGTTCGTGCCCATCTTCTTGCCGATCTGCTTGAGGTCGGCCGGGTCGAGCGCGTCCGCCTTCTGCGCGGCCGGTGAGAGCGACTCCGCGATCTGCTTGTCCCGCTTCCGGTTCAGGAGGCCGGGCAGCGCGCTCGGCGGCGCGAGGATCACGCCCTCCGCCTCTCCGCCCGCGTGCACCGGATCACCGCCCTCCCGCTCCGCGAAGTAGAAGCGGCTGATGGTAGTGTCGCCTTCATGGTCTCCGGCGAAGCCCGTGATCTTAACCTTGAGCCCGGTCTCCTCGTAGACCTCCTTGATGGCGTTCGCCTGACCGGAGAGGCCCTCTTCCAGCCCGCCCTTGGGGAAGGTCTGGTCATAGCCTCCGAAGCCGCCGGCGGGCCGCATGAGCCACACTCGCCCGTCCTTCTCGCGGACCACGCAGCCGGTGGACATCATCATGCCCTTCGGCAGCTCCGGCATCGGCGGCTCGCTGATCTCCGCCTGACCGGAGACGTCAGCCCAATCCTTCGGCGGGTCCCACGCGGAGAACTTGACGCCGTTGATCTCCTTGATCCCGTGCGCGTCCTTGCCGAACGCGACGAGGCTTCCGGCGTCTCCGGGCTCACCGCTCGACTTCGGCATGGGCTTGCGCGGCGGCAGCTTGAAGCCGGTGCCGGGCTGGTGATTCGCGTATGGCGTCGGCGTCAGGCCGAACTGCGGCATCTTGAGCGTTTGACCCTTTTCAGCGCCGCCGGGCCCACCTTTGTTTTTCTTGAGGAAATCCGGGATGTCGGGCATCGAAGTGCCCTTCCCAGCGCCGCCGCCTCCGGAGCCGAACTTGCCGTCAGGCCCGCGAGGATGCTCATCCTCCTTGAACTCCGCAGCGTCAGTCGCGCCAAAAGGGAGGTCGGCATCGTTAGCCCCGCCTCCCTGCGGCTCGCCGCCTTCCTCGCCTCCCGCTTTGGGATCGGGGCGGCCACCCTCCGGCTCGAGGCCGTCCTCCTCCTCAGACGCGAGATCAGGGACGTCCTCCGGATCGAGCGCGGTGTAGGGCAGGTCAGGGTCCTCGATGATCGTCTTGCGGACCTCGGCCGGCGAGATCGCGCCCATATCGACATACTTCTGGTGCCGCTCGGAGTCGTCCTTCTCCTTCTGGCCCTTCTCCGCCTGCGTCATCTCGCGGAGCGGCTGCCAGCGCAACGTGATCTCCGGGTCGATCTCTCCCCACAGCGAGAGCTGCTGGAAGTTGACGATCTTGCGCAGGTTCGGGTCCTCGAAGCGCATCTGGTACGCCGCGATGGTGTCGTCATAGGTCTTGATCTCGCCCTCGCTCGACGCGTTCAGGCCTGCGGGCTGGATGCCGGTGAACTTGACGAGCGGGATGCGGTGCACGGACGCCATGTGCTCCTGCGCCTGAGATTGCAGCTCGTGCAGGCCACTCAGTGACGCGGTGACGTTCTTGAAGTCCTCGGTGTTCTTGTTGATGACGAACGTGCCTTGGTTGTTCCGCAGCATGTTGAACATCGCCACGCGCGCCAGCAGGGAGCCGCCGGCTCCGGGCTGCGTGGTCGTCCCGAAGTCCGTGGACAGGACCATGACGGAGAAGCTCTTGATCAGGTCCGCGACCGACTGCCGGGTCTGGAGCCAGATATCGACGTAGGGCTTCGCCATCTGAGAGAGCGAGAGCCCGCCGAACGCGTAGGCCGGCTTGAGCATGTCCGGGACCGGATGGCCGACGAACGTCTGAAGGCGAGAGCAGTGAATCTCCTTGCCCATCACGTACCAGCTCTGCGGGTTGTACCAATCGGCGCGCAGCGGATCGATGGCGTTGTACATCAGCGGGTAGGTCCAGACCGGCTCGACCGTCCGGAGCGCGCGGAACGAGTCCTTCGTGACCTTGGTGACGCTGGCCGGATCGCGACCGCTGCCGATCGATGACTTGAGCTCATCCGGGCTCGGCTCGACTCCGCCCGTCCAGATGTCGAGGTACAGGTGGGAGCGGCCGAAGAAGCCGTCGTTGCGGCACATCTCGTAGAAATGGTCGCGGACGTTCAGCCGGAGCTGGTCGTCCTTGAGCGCCTTGACCTTGTCGAGCTTGCCCTTGGCCGCGAGCCGCTTCATCCGCTCATCCGGATCAGCCTGCCGTTCCGCTTCGCCAGCCGGGTCAGCCTCCTGCCTCCGTCGCTCGTCCTCCTGCTCGGTCTCGTCGCCGACCACGTCGAAGTCGATCCACTCCCGCGTGGCGTCGTCCGCGATGGTCTCGCTCATCACCCGATACTCCGGGCGCTGCGCCAGCTCCGCGAGGAACGTGTAGCCGAGGAACAGGAGGCCCTCTCCGGGCATGGCGTCCAGCGCCGGTCCTTGCAGCCAAGCGTTGGCGTTGTAGGTCAGGGCGTTGCTCAAGCCGCTGTCCATCGCCATCGTCAAGCTCTTGTCCTTCGGGACAGCAGCCTCCGGAAAGTCAGGGAACCTGAACGGGCAGTTCGCCGCGGTGCGCGGCTGCTGGATCGCATACTTGCGGCTCAGCTCCTCCAGCTCCGGGAGGAAGGTGGCCCACGCCCGCACGTCCACGCCCGGGACGGCGGCGGGGTCGGCTTTCGGCTCTGCCGGTGCGCTCGGTCGCGGGGACATCTTGGTCTCCGCGACCACGCGCTCACGCTGCGGGTTGGTTTTCTTCTTCGGGCCGGAGCCCGGTCGCCGTCCACCCCAGCCCATCGCGCGATCTCCGAATCATCTTGAACTTGAACCTTGGTCTTGAACTTGAACAGTTCAAGGCTGGGTCCGTCAAGCTGCCGGGTCAGTCGAGTGATCGGTCGATGTGTCCGGATGATCGGCGCGGTCGGCGTCGAGCTGCTCCTTGGAGGGCTCGGTCACGGTCTGCTCTGCGGCGGTCTCAGCCACCGATGCTGACGGGTCCTCGGTGATCCGGTGATAGGGGTTCCTCGGCTGACGGGCCATCTCGATCTCCTCTGTGGGTGGGTGGTTGAAATGCGCGGCAGCGTAGCCAGTTCCGCCCGGTCGTCAATCCTCCGGGAGCGGGAGCGCGGCGGTGTTCCGGACGGCGTCCCGCAGCTCCCTCAATAGATCGTGCTTTCCCGCTGACGCCGCTGGCCTCGGCAGGCTCAACGCGGCGGCCCGCTGGGTAGGTGCCGGCCGAACGTCACGGCTCCTATAGCCCTCCTGAGACCTGATCGCCGCCTTGACGCGATCGAGGACCTCGTCCCGCCACCACTTCGTCTTGGCCCGGCGCTTGTTCAGCTCCGAGAGGTAGACCGCAGGGGACCGGGAGCCGAGCATCCGGCCGATCTGAACGACGCCATACTCCGGCAGTGTAGCGTGGATGGCCACGGCGGCGTAGGCGCGCGCCCGGGAGGTCTCGTAGACCGGCGGCTCGAGTTGCTCATCGTTCCCCCCGGTGAGCACGCGGACCGGGCACGCGCCTGTTTCACGGGAGGCCGCGACGATGGCGGCGGCGATCAGGTCTGCGTTCGACATCAGTAGGCCCTCCTCGGTGCCATCCCAGCTCCGGCCAACTCCGCCAAGAACTGCGGGGTGATCTCTATCGGCTCCGCGCCCATCGGGGCGAAGTCTATCACGACGCTGTCCGCCATGTTCGGGCTCTTCACGCCGTTCGGCTTCTTGTCGATGATCAGCTTGCCGACCTCGTTCTGCCGATAGGTCGCTTGGCTCAGCTCCGCGACCAGCTTCATCAGGTTGGGGTTCTTCGAGGACAGCGAGATGATCTCGTCCGGATGACAGTGCTGGACCGGCTTGCTCGGGTCCTTCTCGTTCGCCGCGATGCTCTCGACCCAGCGGTGCGTCTT